GTCTGAGTGAAGCGTTCAAGGCTGACCGATCGCTCACCTCGGATGAAGCCCGGGTGTTGCGTGCGCTTGGCACTTACAACGTCAAGAAAGATCATGCGGTCGAACTGGTGCAGACGACTACACCAACCACGTTTGAGGCGTTCAAAAATGTTCTCGAATCCTTTGTCGACTCTCACGGCGGTGCGCTGGCAAAACAGCACGCCAACAGAAGCGCGGGACCCGTGGGAAAGCCCGCAGCGGCGAACGATATATTTGGCGCCGGTAACTTGGTATCAGAAAGCGATCCTCTCAATCTGGACCGGATCGCGTTTCACTGCGGGCAGATTGGCATCCAAGTCGGCAGTCGCGGCCGAGACACAGGAGAGCAGCTTTGGCGCGCGTCGCTGGGCATCGCTAAATTCTGTGAGCCGCAAGATTTGGCTTACCGGGCGATCAGTGACGGCCACCCGATGTACGACGAACAGAAGACCATCATCAAGATCGCAAACTGGACGACGCCCCCATCCTCCTGCGATATGTTCCACCAAGAGAATCCACTCGTATGCGAAGCGTGCCCACACTGGGGGAAAATTAAATCGCCTGCGGTCCTGTCTCGTCAGGTACGCGAGGCCGCAGCCCCGACCGTCGAGGTGGCAAACGAGACCACTGGTGTGATCGAGGTCATCACGCTGCCCAACCCGCCGACCAATTACAAGCGGCGCAAGGATGGCGCGGTGCTGTTCACCACCGAGTCGAGCGAGGGTGTCGAGGATGTGATCGTGGTGAGTCCGTACGACTTCTACCCGATCTCGATCCAGCGGCAGATGGGCAAGGACAACCATGTCAACGAACGCTCCATGTGGCGCGCTCATCTGCCGATCATCGGCACGCAGGACATGGACGTGGAACAAGCCATGATTGCGGACACGCGGCGCCTGTCGGCGTTCCTGATGTCCAAGGGCTTGTACCTGAGCGATGACCAGTACAAATACGCGAAGCAATATATGAGCGCATACCTGCAGAAGTTGTCCGCTGAGACCGAGCGCGAAAAGCTCTACGAGCGCATGGGTTGGCACAACGAGCATCACGAATTCGTGCTGGCCGACAAGGTGATCCACCGCGACGGCTCGATGACCAAGACGCAGCCCGCGCGCAACGTGCGCGCTGTCACCAAGGAAGGGATCAAGTCATGCGGGACACTGGACGGATGGAAGCAGGCGATGCGCTTTTATGCGGAGCCGCAATACGCTGGACACCGGATGTTTCTGTATGCGTCGTTCGGGGCACCCTTGTTTCATATGAACGATACGGGCAACAAAGGTGTTGTACTCTCATCGAGCGGAGCGAGTGGACGCGGAAAGACGACGTGTCTACTGGCGTGTGGATCGGTCTGGGGCGAACCGAATGCCTTGATCCTGAATGGAAACAAGGACGGCGCGACCATCAACGCGATGTACGAATCACTGGGGGCTATCCATTCCATGCCGTTCCTGCTGGACGATGTAACGGAACGTGATAGCGACGACATGCGCCGCATGTTCCTGAACGTGTCTCAGGGTGAGGGCAAGATTCGCATGAAAGATAGCGGCGGCCTGAACGAGCGCCGCGTCGAGTGGGCGACCATGATGCTCAACACATCGAACGTCGACGCGGCGGCCCTCACCATGGCGTCGGGCAAGGAGGTAGACCCTCACCTGATGCGCTTGATCAGCGTCGAGTTCTCGCTTGTCCAGACCGACGCTGCAGCCAAGCTCAAGGCTGACAACTTCATCCGGGCGATGAAGGGAAACTACGGTCATGCTGGGCCGTTGTTCATGCGCGCCGTGGTGTCGAACTATGATCGCGTACGCGCCAAGTACATCAATGACGTGGCCAAGGTCGATCGTATGGTCGACAGCACGAACGCGGCGGCCGAGCGCTTCTGGACTGCTGCGGTCGCTGCCTGCTACACGGGTGCCACGCTTGCGCAGCACATCGGCATCCTGCCTGCCGAGTTCGACATCGCGGCCGATCTCGCATGGATGGTTGGCCACCTCAAACAGCAGCGCAAGGCCATTGATGAATCGCGGCAGACGGGGTTAGAGTTGTTGTCAGAGTTCTTGGAAACGCACATCGGCAACATGCTGGTGCTGTCGGCCAAGGCTGCATCGAACCTCGATAACATCGTCGTCAAGCCGTTCAGCGCGCTCACCATACGCCACAACATGGACAGCAAGGTGATGCACGTATCGCGCGCCGCACTGATGGAGTATTGCAAGGAAGTAAAGGCGTCGTTCAAGACGATCGAGAAAGAACTGGTCAACGCGAGCGTCGTCACAAACCCGAACGGTCTCAAGGTACTCGGTGCAGATACGCCGTATGCCAAGGGACAAACCCGGTGCTGGGTGATTGATGCCACCAAGCTCGGACCCACCCCCGCTGTCATGGCGGTCAGCAACGTAACCCCGATAGGGAGTAAGGCAGCATGAGCAAGACCACCCCCCAGAACCCCCGGTTAGCGGCAATCGCCGCCGAGGTCGAGCGCTTAGAAGGAGAACGCCACACCATTAGTGAGCATATAGCCGCGCTCAAGGATGAGAGAGCCGAGATCATGTCGCCCTTCAAAGTGGGGCAGTTGATATCTTGGAAGGTCGGCAACTCCCGCGTCCCCGGCATCGTCAAAGGTATTGGCGCGGGGTATGACTACAACGGCGGCTATAGCATCGTCGCTGCTCGCATACTGAAGAACGGTACCGAGGGCAGCAAAACCCAACTGCATTTTTACCACAAAGTAGAGGCACGTTAAATCATGATCGAACTCCACCCCTCACACGTAGTTGTTCAAGCCGTCATCAACGAACTTCGCCACTGCGACAACGGCGAAGAATATGAGCAAGCCATCGCCCGGCTCGTGTCGCAAGCCCTGCACTACCCGGACCAGCCTGCGCCTCCGCATGGGGACGCCAAGCCTCAGTGCGAGCCGTGCCCGATCAACATGTCCGGCCCGGTCATACACGAACAGGTAACGGGCTATGCCGAGGTGCAGGCCACCATGGCATCGCACTTGGCCCCGATGAACCCGATGAACCCGCCGCGTGGTCCGGCAGACCCGATCATCGAGCAGGACGCCGAAATCAAAAGGCTGATCAACTTGCTCAATGCGCGTGACAAACTTATCGAGTCGCAGCAGAAAACATTGGCACGCTACGCGCAGGTATCCGAATCCCAGCGTATATGTGTGCTCGGTGAGATCGAGCGCCTGCGCTGCTCAATCGCCGCACTGATGGCGTAAGTCGCCATGGCTGCCCACGGAATGAATCAGTGGTCCAAGGACGGGCGGCCCCGGCGCGATGATACAGGCCCGCTTGGATGTGGTGAGCGTCTGTATCGTCTGCGCCGGGGGCGCGGCTTTAATCGCCCTCAGGCTGCAGCACTGCTGCGTGTGAAGAAAGACACGATCGCGCAGTGGGAAGATGGGCGCTTCTACCCGTCGTTCTGGAACCTGCTGCAGCTTGTCGAAGTCTACGGCGTGGACCTAGACTACATTATGTATGGTCCGACCTATGAAGAAACCAATACGGCACATCAACGTACGGTGCTCCAAAGAAACGTGCAAGAGACGCTACGTATTCTCGATGCTCCCGTGCGAGTACGAAGTTCCACGGACCTGCAAGGCGTGTGGCGGGAGAAAGTTCCGGGTTGACCGTGACCGGATGAAGGGCGAGCAGCGCCCCCTATGCAGGTGCGAGGCGTATTCGAGTTGGGGGCACAACGGCAAAGGGCAGGTGCCGCACGTACTGGGCACCACACATTGTTTCTATAACAAGGATGGGTCAAAACGTGATCCAGTTATACCTGAAGATCAACCCGAGAGGGGCCGGGAGTTTTGGTGCGAGGCCATGCCGCAGGATCAGGCAGAGGCTTATGAAAGATGGTCCCAGTGCACTGCCGAAAAGCTGGCAGAAGTCATGGCTGATACAGCGGATCATTGCCACGCCACCATGGGCCGACTTCGCAGCGATCCGGAAGATTTACCACAAAGCGGAGCAGAAGAGTTTTTGGAGCGGCGTGCCACATGTGGTTGACCACATTATTCCATTGCGCCATCCACTCGTCTGTGGGCTTCACAACCAGTTCAACTTGCAAGTGCTCACCGAGGAAGAGAACGCTCTAAAGAGCAACCACTTCCCCGAACTTGAGCATGAGCAGATGGAGATGTTTTAATGACTAAATGCAATTGTTCAGTGGTTCTCATGGCGCGTACTGACGTTCGCCATGCGATTGATTGCCCTGCCCGCGCATCTATTGCGCAGTCCGTGCCGGTGAGTGAGCCGATTGGATACCTGCACCCTGACGCGTACAGACGCTTGATTAATGGCGAATCTGCGGGTTGTCGCAAAGAGTCATACGGCATTAACGGCGAGATTTCAATTTACGCCGCCCCGCCACAAGTAGTAGTCGCGCAGCATCACCTCAGCAACTTACTTGCTCGAATCCATCGGGATGGCGGCCATTACGAATACCGGCATGGAACCAATAAAGCCGTAGCCGACGCGGATGATATTGTTGCTCGCCTAAATATGGAAAAGGACGAAGCATCTATTGCGCCCTTGCCAGTGGTAAAGGTGGGGGAGCCGCTACTAGGGCTTAACCCCCGCCCGGCGCTGGACCCTTCGGATGACGTGAAATTCGAAGTGCATGCTTGGATAGGCGGCCGACTCCGGCTGTTCCCCGGCCATGGGCCTACTCTTGCCGACGCGCTCAACAACTGTCTCGAAGCCAACGGGGGCAAATACTGATGCCATACGAACCGCCATGCTCCTGCCGCGTCACCTGTGGCAAGCAGCCCGGGCATGCATGCAGGGGCGTGGATACGCTTGATGAACTGGCAGATAAGTGCGGCGTGAACATCGATCTGATGCACGCTGTGATCGCTGCCAAGGAGGCTGGCAAGTCCACGCACGATATCGCGCCGGATCGCGGCGAGAAGGTTCAGACTAAAAGGGTGGGGGATGCCGTGGCCACGCTCCCTATCGAGGAGGTGAAGGTGCGGGATACACAGAACGGACTCAAGCAGCTTCCTGATAACGCGCTGTACACAGCCGCGCAGCAAGAGAAGGCCCACAAGGAGGCTGTACGGGCGCGTGAGCGGGCCGAGATGCACGCCCGTGTCGAGAAGGCTGTCGAGGAAGCCGCGCCCATCCGGGCGATTCTGGTGGACTTGGCGAAGGGTTTGATCAGCGGGGCTATCGACCGGGAGACTGCGGCCGAGGTTCGAGCACTGGTAGAACTGTGGAGGGAGTTTCAATAAAAGAAAAGCCCCGGTCTACGGGGCTAATCCAACGCTTCGATGTGTGGAGGAAGTATATCACCCACCGCTGCAGGTGAGCCGATCCTGTTTCATTACCTCTATCGCGGCGTTGTAGGACTGGGCAAGCTGGTCGGCGCGGGCAAGTCGCTGCGATACGTCGACAGAAAGTCCGACAGGAATGTAGGCGCCACCGGTTGAAATTCCGGAGGCAGTGGCCCCAGCGCCGGACACACCTGCCCCGAGACCGGCACTGGCGTTTGCGATGCGCAGCCGAAGAGTGCCATCGCGCAGAGCAGATATAGACTGGTTTGCAGAAGCAAGCTGAGCCTTGCTGCTTGCCTGCGCCTTGGAGATGATCGCGGCGGTGTTGATGGCAGCGGACTCCTCTTTGCGTCTGACATCTGCTTGCGCCGTTGCTGCCTGTTTCTCGGCAACGGCGGCTTGCTCGGATTTGTATAGGTCGAACTGTGCAGCTTCATCATGATGGCCTTTCCAGTAGCCACCACCTGCGAGCGCAACCATTAGGCCGATACCTGCGATCCACTTTACTGATTCAGCGCCGGGGATAAGGTCTGTGAGCGTCATGGAGTGCCTGTGGGGGGTGTGGGTGATTGGGGGTTCCCGATTTGGTCAGAACGTTGCTTGACCGATACGCCGCCTGCGAGTGCCAATACACCGGCACACATGCCACCAAACGCTGTGGCAAAACCTTCGAAATTCATGTGGCCTTCATGGAGCGTCGTGTAGATCGTTCCCCAGATGAAGGTTGGCACGCCGGACGTGACCAGAAGCGCGCCCGAGATGCGCACGATGTCGAACGAATGGCCGTCGTTCTCGGTGACGCTATCCTTGATGATCTTGCCGAGTGTCTTCCACATGGTCTTATCCGCCCATTCAATCCGTGACTTGGCACAGCGCGCGGATGTGGTTGATACGATTCAACCAGCCATTCAGAAACTTCGCCTGTGTTGCGTTGTTCTCCACGATACCCCGGACGTACAACTCGCGTGCGTCGCAGTGCAGGCCAGCAAGCTGCGTGGGCGGGAACATCGAGATGCGCGCGGCCGTGGCCGGGCCATAGACGCCATCGGCTGTGATGCTCATGGCTTGCTGCAGGATCATCATCGAGCGCCCCGGGCCAGAGTTCACCGAGGTATCGAACATGCAGAGATCGACTGGGACAGGCATCTTGTCGCCATATATCGTAGCCCAGTAGAACTGTGCATACAGATCGGAGGCTTCAGCTTTGGTGCAGTAGGTGACTGGCTGTAGCGGCAGGCCCATCTTGCGCCGGTACGAGTCGTAGGAAGTCTGGGTGACGCCGAGGTTGGTCAAGCCGCCGTTGTCGTTCGGGTCGTTGGATACGCCCCCTTCATTGCCAAACACGATGTCCATGCAGTAGTCGAATCTGGCGCTCATGAGGTTCACCTTGGGTCTGTGTTGCGGCGGTTTTCCTTGTCCTGCTTTTCGTTGAGTCGCTGTTCGAGCCGATCCATCTTGGTGTCTAGTTTATCGTCAATCGTTTCTATTTTCCTGAAAATTTCACTCAGGATCGCGGTGTGGTCTCCACGCCGCACGTGCTCGTTGCTCACGTAGATTTTGTAATCCAGAAACGCTACCTCGACGATACGCAAGTCATTGGCCGACTTGGCTTTGAACTCAAGGAGTTGCACCTCGATCTCATGGGCCTTTTTCATGGCGTCCATGGCGCTGCGTGTGAGGTTGTTGATCAGCCCCTTGGACAGCCATGCGATCAGTCCAGCTACCACGGCGAGGCCGAATGCCACGAGTACGGCAACAATCTCGACGGACATTTAACCTCCTAATTAATTGATTCTGCTGAGTTAGGCGAGAGTTTACATGAAACCTGAATTGCTTTCTCCTGAACATAAGCATTAATCGGTCCCTGAGCCGACATGACGTTTAGCGTTTGCGAGGTAACAAATACGGGCGTCCCACCAAGTGGGCCAAGAGACAACCGCCCCGCCTTGACGCTTGCCCGATTTCCTGTCAGCGCTTGCGAACCAGATACCGTCACCGTCAGACTGCCCACCCGAGCGCGAGCGAAATTGCCGATCAGTTGCCCAGCCTTCTGCTGGATCAGATAAGCCACGCGGCCGGTCGCCTTGACGCCGGATAGTGCCGCGCTGTACGCGAGTGAAGGTGAGACGGCACCAGCCCGCCCTGTGGCCGCTACGCCCGTCAGAGCCTTGGTGACGGAGCCGCTGTACGTGACATTACCGATATGTCCTGTGGCCAATACCCCCGATAGCGCCTTGATGACTGCTTGTGAGGAAGCCAATGCACCGACGTGGCCCGAGCCATGAACACCCGTCAGGGGGAGTGCCACAGCCGTGCCCGGCACGACGCTACCGACGCGGCCCGAGCCATGGACCCCGGCCAGTGCGCGTGTGACTGCCTGCGACGTAGTAAGCGCGCCGACGTGGCCCGAGCCATGAACGCCTGTGAGCGCGACCGCCAGCCCGGACGTAGCCGACAGCGTGCCGACATGGCCAGTAGCCTTCAGCCCCGTAAGTGCGCCTGTGAATGCCGTGGACTTGGCGAGCGTACCGACGTAGCCCGAACCATGGACACCGGCCAGCGCTACCACTACACCCGAGGTAGCCACAACGGTGCCGACGTGGCCCGAACCATGGACCCCGGTCAGTGCTCGCGTGATGGCTTGCGAGGTAAGGATCGAGCCGACGTGGCCCGAGCCATGAACACCTGTCAGGACAACAGTGAGCGCGCTCGAAGCGGCGACGGTGCCGACACGGCCAGAACCATGAACTCCGGTCAGCGCCTTCGTACTGGCTTGGGATGCGGTAAGCGAACCTACACGGCCAGCGGCGCGATTGCCGGTGAGGGCAAGCGTGACATTACCCGCTCCGGCCGGAGCACGTTGCGAGGATACTGGCAGTTCGCTGATTGCCCCGAAGCCGAGCATGTCTTAATACCTCGCGTCGGCCGCAGCAGAGATCGATGCTGTAGTTGCCATGAGGAAACCGACCGCCATGCCTGCCACGAGCGAACTAGCTGGGACCGTGGCATTCACATAGACCGAATCCCAGCTTGCTGTGCCTGACATAGCCGATGGCACCGGAAACGCCACGCCTTGGCATCCAACGATGAAGTTGGCAGGGGCAAACCCCATATTCGGAGGTTTCCGCATGCGGCGCTTCAGCTTCATGATGCCCCAGCACGCGACTCCGCCCCCCGCCACTTGGCCGGGCATCAATGCGTCATTGGCTGCGACCGCGAACCACGTCTGGTACAAGCGTTCGATGCGGCCCCACTCCAGTTCTTCACCCAGATACTCTTGGGGTGTTGGGTAGCCGCCTGTGCCAGTAATGGAACTCGATGCGTTCGGGCTACACAACTCGATTTGGCAGGGGCCAATATCAAGCGTAAATGTGCTGCCGATCGGAAGCTGCAGCGCGATCTGGAAAAAATCGGTGTAAGGCGTCGTGCCGAGTGTCTTACCTGACACGCTGGGGATGTCTAAACGCACACTGAATCGCTGTTCAGTAGTAGTGATTGCCCAGCTAAGCGTCTTGCTGGTTGTGACACTGGCCGATGGCGACCCCCCCGAGCCAAATACCTGCAGTGCGTTGATCCCGGTGATCGTCATCGCGGCTGAAGCTTTCAGGCAATACGACACCGTGACACTCTTGCCTGCATATTTGTCGGCGTTCTCGATGTTATGAAATAGCAGTGGCGCAGTGGTGCCTGCGGTCGTCTGCGCATGCCGATAAAAAAAGCGAGGCGGCCGGGAGCAGTTAGATACGTTGGCAGAGCCGAAGGGATATGATTGTCGGCTCCACGTGCCTGCCCCACCCGTACCACAACTGCCGCCCCATATATCTTGCGTGTACCCGCCTCCCGCTGAAAGGGCGCCGGTGAGGACGTTCTGCCAGCTATCATGGCACCCGTCTACGAAGCCATTGCGACTGCCACTAGGGAGCGCTTGCCCATTCACCCAGTTGGTGCCGTTGAACTGCAGCCCATCGCCTGCCAACGGGCCTGAAATTGCTACGTCGCCCGGGTTCACGACCGGAGCTACAACCGGTGCAGCATTGAATCCGGCAGGCGCCGCGTTAGCAAACGCCGTATCGCCCGAGTTGTAGATGAAGACTCCGTTCACATCGCTCGTGACGATCGGCGACTGTGAGCCACCTGCTCCGACGACATACCCCCCTACGCCCGTTGCCGGGTTCTGGTTGGCGAGGACATCATTATTCCACTGCCCGTTGCCGACGCGGAACCACACTTTGGTAGACACGGGGTCGAACGCGATGCCAATCACCGAGCCATTCACAATGCCTGTGATCGTCGATCCGCTTGTCGGGAACGTGTTTCTGTAATTGAGAATACCGCCCGGAATCGTGATGCCCGCGCTGTTAGGGTAGTTCACGCCGGGGTTTGCCGTGACACTTCCAGCCGTGATCGGGCCGGGCATGAAGCCAATCGTTGTGAGGGTCGACCCTGCGCCGGACACCCACGTCACTTCCCAGTATGTCGGCGCAGATACGATCGCCTGCGTGCTGGCTACAGCCGCATTGCTGGTCGGTGCGAACGTGGCTGTCTTATTGCTATTAGACAGCGTAACGGTATTCGTGATCGAGGATGGGTCAAATGCATATGCTGTCACCGGCACAAACGCAGCAGGCCCGAGCCGCATGTTCGCATTGACCCACTTGCCCGCCAGAGAGATCAAAAAGTTTGTATCGACCAGAGCCGCGAGCGCCACGTCGAAAAGGTTGGCGAGGTTAAATTTAGATGCAGGAATATCGCCCCACACCTGCGTTGTGCCTGCAAGCGTAACTGCTGCGCCAGCGTTGCTAGACGCAAGGATCGTCGTTCGCGTCAGTGTGTTAGCCGCACTGTATGTGCCGATGCCTACTTCCCATACGGCTGTGGGAAGCCCAGAAGAGTCTACGCCTTGCAGCGCGTACCAGATGGTGTCACCGACAGACATCCCGGAGGAGAACGACATAAACCCCGTCGCGGCGCCTGCGAGCGTGATAGCCCCGGTACCTGTCGTGGTAGTTGTTTCCTTGACTCTATCCAGTATCTTCTGGGCCATGATTACGTCCCGAGTTGGATCAATGCTGTGGCCGCTGCGTTGGTCGGCATCGTCAACGTCAACGTGCCTGCCGAGATCGTCTGCGCCGTGAAGGTATGTACCGACACCGCGTTCTTGCCTGCGGCAGTCGCGTTATACAGCAGCGCCGTATCGAACAGAGATGCGACTGTGAGGCCGGTCCACTGAGCAGATGCGCTCGGCGTCCAATACCCCGTGTTGCCGGTCGCCACGCCACCGCCCGTATTTGCCGGGGCAGTTGCATTCGTGAGTGCCACACCACCAGCCGTATAGCCTGTTCCGGTCACTTCCCCGGTAGCCGAGTACGCGGCAGTTTGCGCGTTGACCGTTGCGGACTGCAGATACAATGCCATGTTGAACGTGTCTTTAGCGCCAGATGCCCGAGCCGCTGCAGGCGACGCACCGAAAGCATGTGTCGCGTTCAACAGATCGCTCAGGAACGACTGGCACATCGCCTGTGTATTAGCCATTACTCTTCTCCAATCGCGGCACCGATAAAGATGCCTTCCTTCAGGTGGACGTGAGCGCTACGGTGAACCATAGAGCCGCATGCTGGTAGGTGATACTGGACCCACTGAACGATCTCACGATCGTTTTCGAAACCACCTTGCAGTTGCAAAAGGTCCATCTTGCGCATGCGGGTGATCTCTGTTGCGCCGGGCAAAGCTACATCAATCAACATCTCCGGCTCGATATGCTCATGCATGTGATGCTCCTGCGGGTGTGGGGGGTTGGCTCCGGGGTTACAGGTGTTGAACTTCTACAGGTACGACGGTAACAACCCCGGTCGCAGCCCAGAAGGCCGCCGTCTCCGAGATATCAAAGAGGATCGAACTGTTCGGCGGGATCGGCATGCCGTTGGCTGTTGCCACGGCGTTCGTGGTCTGGGCCTGAAAGTTCACCACCGCAGCCGTAGCATTGATGATCAACAACGTCCCAGCATCCGCTGTCTCTGCCACACCTGCCGCGTTCGCTACGAGCGTCACAGGCGTCCCGAGTTGTTTCAATGGCAACATGGCTTACTCCAACGTGAGGATGCCTTGCAGCACCCGGGTGATGACACCTGCCTGATTGCACTCCAGCTTGTAAAACGCTGAAGTCCAGAGAAGCCCTACCGTCTGCAGCAGGGGGATGATCGTGCAATTCACAGCATCGATCGAAATGTCCGAGCCAGATGTCAGCGTCAGGAGCGGCGTATCATCCATCTCCGGGTCGTCGTAGAACGACATCGTGGCCGTAACACCTGCCAGCGGAACCGGGGTCTGATACACCAACTCCCCGCCAGAAGTGTACGGGGAGAAGTTGTCGGCTGATACATCGTTGAGGGCGATCGTGTTGGCGTCCACCACCGTCGCATAGTGCATATCGCTCGGCAGGGGCGGATAGCGGCTCGCGTTCATCTGGTACATGCCTTGGGCACCCACCACGGCCACCGGCCAGCCCTGCGGCGCTCCATGGCCCACTGCGGTGATGCTCACGGGGGTAAGGGCGGCAATCGCCGTGATCGGCTTGGCGGCCAGCAGGCTCATGCCCCAGCGCACGACCGGGGCGAACGTGGCCCCGGCAGGTATGCAGAAATCCTTACGTTCGGCGCAGCAGCCCATGACGACCCCTAAAATTTATCGAAGTTTACTATCAATCAGCGCCGGGGCATAGCCGCATTAGCCACGGTGTCAGGGTCCACAGCGAACGCCCCGTACTGGTTGAGCATCGGGAACCCGGCTTTATTGACCGATACCCCGGTGCCGGATGCGCGCCCGAGCGCCAGCGCAGTGATCTTCTGCCGGATACCGCCCTCCACGTCGCGGATCGGCGCGGTCGGGTTACTGCGGTTAAAGCTCTGCAGGCTTTCAGCCGCCGCCTGAATTTCAGCCGGGTCTTGGTTGGTAACGCCCTTATAAAATTTATCCCCGACCATGTTGCGTGCGTATTCGAGCCGGGCTTGGCGCGCCGCGTTGAACTGTGAAAGCTCCATCTGATTAGCGCGCTTGGCCGAGTTGAAGCCGACCGCTTGCAAGCCCACATCCCATGCATTGGCGTCGATACCGATCGGATTGCCCTTGGCGTCGGTGTAACCATGCGTCGCCAGTTCAGCCGCCTTGAAGTACGGCTTCAGACCCGAAGGGAGCATCGCTTCGATGCCCTTGGCATAGTAGCCATCGGAGAACTTATCAGCACCTTGAAGTAGTCCGATCCCAGCGTTAAGGGCCGGTCCGAGCATTGCCGTGGACTGCTCGCTGAGCCTGTCTTTAAGCAAAGACCGCGATGCAAGAAAGTCAGAACCGGGGAGCAGATTTTCCAGCCCGAAGGTTGACGAGTCGAATCCAAGAGCGTGAGGAATACCATGAGCCACAACGCCGCCAAGAGTGTGACCAAACAAGGCATCAAGGTGGTTCTGAGCCGAGATACGAATGTCTTGCGGGTCTTGGTCATCGTTGGTCAGTGTGTTGTAGACGCCAGCGAACGTGTTGGCAAACGGCAGGCCCAAGCCACCACTGATCATGGCGGTTGTGGCGAACAGTCCGGCAAACTCTTTCTTGGCTTCCTTGCTGCGTTGATTGAGTTCGGCAAGCGCGGCCGGGTCGTTTGCCACGACCTTGCGTTGCTCGTTCTGGAACCAGCCATCGTGCACAGTCCGCGCAAGCTGCTGCATCGTCTGCAAGTTGTAGTTCATGAACTGCGTGAGCAGCGGGGTGCCTTTGCCGAGGAAGCCGAACTTGCCGATCTGCCGCGCGGTGTTGGACTGATCGAAATTGTCCATCGCCCGGTTGACGACCTTCAATGCGTACTCGGTGTTGGCCGTATGGCCTGCTTGATCCACACCTTGCGTACCCTTCTCGGCAAGACGGAATGCAGCCAGCCCTGTCGAGAGCCGATTCAGCATCTCCGAATACTGGGCCGTCATGCCTGCCATGCGGGTCAAGTTCTGCTGGCGTTGCGTGCCGCCAAGCGCCATGCTCTGAAGCTGATGCGCTTGGCCAAGGTTCAGGATGCCACGGCTCTGCATCTCTTTCAGGAACGCTTTCTCGTTATCCGGCAGATTCAGCTTGTCGACATTGAGGTCCGCGCGCAAGACGCCCTGCAGCCCGCCACCATTCTTGAACCCATCGCCGATCACATTCTTTACGATGTTCAGTGCGTCGCCCGTCGCGCCAGCAATCGCGCGGGACGAGTTGACCATGCCGTAGCGCGAGCCAATGAGTGGCACTGCGCGATGGAACGGCTGAGCCATCGTACGTATGAGATACGCCGGGGACGCAGCCAGATAGAACGTGTGGCCCAGCGAGTTGATCGTATTGATCGCCTTATTGTCCAGCTTGCTTTGGCTGTTGGCGTAGCGCTGCAGCACCTCGTTGACGGTATCCACTGCCTTGCTCTGCAGGCCAATGTCGCCTTGGCGCGCGAGCGTCTGCGTGGACTTTTTCATATCCGACACTGCATCGCTGAACGAGCGTTGCGTGTATGCGTTCGTGATGTCCTGCACCCCGCCCGTTGCGCGGCGCGACCAGTTGCCAAGGTAGTCCGAGTCATAGCCCGGCACACCTTCTCGCTTCATCTTGGCCGAACGACTGCTGGTCTCCGGGAGCATCGAGAGAACCTGACGGCTGAGCGTGTCGCGCATCGCAGCGGCAGCAGAGGGCGAGAGATTGGCGTTGTCCACCGTGTCGTGCAGGTTGGCCAGCAGATCGCGCATCGCGCTCGGTACACCCGTCGCGTTTGCGTTGGACTGGTCCAGCAGCTTGCCGTACGCGCCCGAGCCATCGACGACTTTATCTCCAGCCGCCTGCACGATTTTGTCATGCAGCGCGCGGGCTTGCTCGGGGGTGTCCGTGCGGAAGAACACGTGGTCCTCGCCGCCCATGAGATTGCCTACGACCTTGTTGCTGCCCTTGAGCGCGTCTTGAATACGCTGCTGCGTGGCCGCGTCCATGTTCTTGAATCCGACCTTGGCGAAGAACTCACCATCGCGCCCGAGCGAGAAGTACGGGTTCTGCTCCTGTGCGTTGTACACGCGCGAGAGTTCCGCGAGCGAGTTGCGCAGCGGGTCGCCTTGGGGCAGCGTCTTGTTCGCATCCGCGAGCGCGCCTTGGATATTGGCGTGAAGCTGCGAGTCCGAGCCATCGTGGAAGCGCGCCGGGTCCGAGTTCTTCGCGGCGTTCAGTCCTTGGCCCATGATGTCGAGCTTATCGATCCAGCGAGCAGCCAACGATGATGCGTTCTTCGCGCTCTGAAGGTTGGCTTCTGCCTGCGCACGAGCCGGGTCTCCAAGCGGGATGCGATCGAGTTCTGCCTGCAATGCGTCGGGCTTGCCGGTAGCGTTCTGCAGCAGGTTGCGCGCGACAGTCGAGGTCGTGTTGATGAGCGTCTTGCGGTTCAGTTGCGCACCTTCCACGAGTATCTTCTGCGCATCGGCAGGCAACTGCGTGAACTGCCGGTGGATGTCGTCGATGTACGCTTTGTTCTTCGGGTCCAGACCCGAGCGCGTCTTGGCATTGTCGGCGTAGTTTTTGGTAAAGTCGAACTCGCCGCGCGATGCTTCGCCACCAATCGTTGCAAACTTCTCGCTCAGTTCACGGCCCTTGCCATTGCCGGTCTTCTCGGCTTTGGTGATCATGTCCTGAACCTTGTTGGCGTATGTCGTCATCGGCGCTTCCATGGCGTTCGCCGTCACGCGCTTGATCTCATGCGTCAACTGATACTTGTCCAGCGCGGCAGACAGCCCGGCCTTTCTGAACTGATCCACGGCGCGCACGCGATCCGCGATGTAGTCAACCGTCTTGAACCCCATGAGCGCTTTGTAGGCGATACGACTGATCTTGTCGATAGCAGGCACGACGGTGTTGTCCGCGAGGTCTGCGAGCTTGCTGTACGTGCCATCGGTTGCCTTCGCAGCATCGGCCGGTGACTTGTTGAACATCTTGTACAGCGTCGAGCCTTGCGGTGCCGGGAAGCCTGCATCGTTCGGCCCATTGCCCGGTTGCAGCAGCGAGTTCGTGGCATCCATGGCCTGTTCAAAGAACGTCGGGTCGCCCTTGATGCCGATGATCCTTTTAACCGCGTCAAGGGTGCGCGTCCACAGCGATTTGTTGTCCATCATCTTCGACTTCAAAAACGCTTGGAAGTCGGTATTGGTCTTCAACTCGGCCGTGAACTCGTGGATGTTCGTCAGGCCGTAATGGTCTTCCGGAGTAGCCAGTTGGCGGGCGCGCTCCATCACCTTGTTGAGCGTGCCGAGCGCAGCCTTACCCACTGCATCTTTCTGCGACGTGGGCTTATCCATCGCGCTCAGCGCTTCAATGCGGTGGTACAGCGCGGCATGGGTGAACTCATGCAGCACGGTAGATTCGGTCTCGCCACCTTGGTAGATGCGGATCGTTCCGGTGTCAGGGAAATACGCACCAGCCGCGCCGGTACCTTGGCCATCTACGTTGCGCAAAAAAGCCTCTTCCGGCTCTTGCGTGTTGATGACCTTGTTGTCGATACCCAGATCGAGCAACTGCTTGGCATAGTCCTTCACATCTTGCGTGCTACCACTTTCGAAGATGTTCTTGAGAACCTGCGCGCCATCATTGACGTTGTGCATCCCGTCGAGGGACGACTGCCCCGGGGGCTTGTCAAAGATGTGCACGTTGACATCGTTAGGATCGGCAGCGGCGTACTTGCGCAGCGACTCGGTATAGGGCTTGAGAGCCGACTGTGCGTTCTGCAGCGCGAAGTCTCCTTGATCCGGACTCGCGGTGCCATTGGCCACTTCAGACAGACCGGAGCGATGCGCATCGATATCTTCGAGACGTTCCTGTTCGAGCGGGGAGAGAGTCTTGCCCGCGCGCTTTTGCTGGTTCAACTCGATCTTCGCCGCGTTCAGTTTGTCGATCATGTCGATGGCTTGCTGCTGCCGCGAGGCAGGCAGGTTGTCACCGAGCGCGCGCACTTCAGGAGACGGCACAGCATCGAGACCCTTGCCGTCACGGATAGCCTGCTGCAGTTCTTGGATGCGATTGCGGCGCGCGTCGGCGGCCGGTACATCGAGCGGCGGCAGCTTCGGCTCTACCGTCGTGGTATCAACAGGCTTGGCAGCTTGTGCTTCTGCTTGGGTCGTCGGGCGTGCGGGTTCAGCCGCAGGTTCAGCCACAGGCACGGCCTCTTTCGCTATCTCGGTAGCAGCCTGTGTCACGGCCTGCGGATCGACCGGTACCGGCGCCGGAGCCACTGCCTCATTCGCAGCCGGAGCAGCTTCAGGCGTGGGGACATTCGCTTCAGCAACCGGGTCAGCGGCGGGCGGCATATCGCCGCGATCAGCATGCCACTTGTCGCTCAATGCCTGCAGCTTGTCGCGCGTCGCTTGCCCGAGCTTCGCATCCGGATCGTTCAGGTGCGCATCGAGCGCGTCTATCTGCGCGTTGTGGTCTGGTTGTTTGTCGATGCCCAGCGTATCGAGAGCCTTCTCCACGCGCGCGTTGTCCTGCTTGCGGTTCGAGAAGCTGTTGGCTTCGTTGACTGCCTGCAGATCGTTCGTGATGTCGCTGCGTGCCTTCGTCGCGTTCGGATCAACAGCCGGTACATTCGCTGCGATCTCCTCGGGCGTAGCCAACTCGGGCGGCGTTTGCTTGTTGCGCAGATCGTTGCCAAGCGTACGCTGCTCGGCGGCTTGTGCAGCTACCTGTTCAGGTGTGCGCGCGACACCATCGGTACCCACGACAATAGAGGCCGGGGCCGGTTCAGCATCAACAGGAACCGGAAGGCGTCGTGCAGCAGCGGCATCCTGCGCTGCTGCCGTGTCGAACAGATCGGGCGTCGGCGAGACATCTGGTGCGGTGCTCTTTGGGAAGGCCCACGGCGCTTCCTGAAACAATGACTGTTGCTCGGGAGTAGCATTGGGGGGTAGGTCTCCAAAGAGATCGCCTCCGGCCGGAGGAGTCAGCGGCAGGTTTGCCTGCTCAGCCACCTGCTCACCTTGCGGCGTCGGTTGCTCGGTAGACACCGGATTGCCAAACAGATCGCGCGCCACCGGCACGTTCGTCGGCAACGGGGCATTTTCTGCAGTCGGCACCGGCGTGTCGCCCAGCGGCAACCCGCGCTGCCCATTCTCATCCACAGGCGCTTTCACGGCGTCTGCCAAGAACAAGCCCGGGTCTACCTGCAGCGGCAGCTTCGAGCCAATGGCTTCGGAAGCGTTCTTGCGGAACGTCGCGGCAGCGGCAACTGCTTCGGGCGTACCCGACTTGGCGATGGATTGCGCATACTGATCTGCCAACTGATTGCGCACTTCCTCCGGCGCATGCTCCGATGCCAGCACCGAGGTACGTGTCTGAGCGCTACGCGCGGCCAACGCGCGCCCGGCAAGCCCGGCCGGTGCCAAGACAGCAGACATACCCAACGACGGCCCCAGAGAGGCCATGGCGGCTTTGATCGGGTCCGCGTCCTGATCCACTCCGGTAACGCTGTTCACGCCCGCCGTACCCGCCGCTGCTGCCGCGTTCACACCTGCAGCTTCAGCAGTCCCCTTGAGCAAGGTAGAGCCGAAGCCTTGATACGGTGCCGCCCCGGTGAGATCGTTCATGATCCCCGGGAGGAGCTTCGAGCCATCCGCTGCGGCTTGCTGCCCGAGCGCGCCCGAGGCGACGCCGAGAATCTTGCCGCCGATCTTGCCGCCGATAACCTGCGCGGCCGTATTGATGCCGAAGTTGAGCGCCGCCGCCGTGTTGGCCGCTTGCGGGGATGCGCCACTGGCCTTGGCTTGGTCGAGCGTATCTTGCCCAGCCGCCGCGCCGCCCACAACGCCACCAGCCACAAGCCCTGCTGTAGCCAGTCCACCAGCCAATGCTTCGGGCGCCGCGAGCGCGGCCACACCTGCCGCAACCGGAATCGCCAAGCCCGGGGCAATCATGCCCGCGCCAGCCGCGAGATTATTTACCAGCCCGGAGTGTTGGTCTGGGCGCAGAGTCAGAGCGTCCGACTTACCGCGCTCCTCCGCGCTCTGGGCCACGCCTTGACCGAAATCCGACAGCCCTTGCGAGCCAAACGAACCCCCAGCGTATTGTGCTGCTTTGCCCACCATGCTCGGGAGATCAACGAGCGCCCCACGCAAAAAACCTTTCCCGACTTCCGTAACGCCGCTATTCGCAGGCGCGGCGGCAGCAGGAGCAGAAGCCACCGGCACGGCAGTATCGGGGTTGAACTGCCCCGGTGCTAGGGTGGCAGTATTCGGGTCGAACGTGGGGGTTGCGGCCATTTATTTAACATCCTCAAAAGACGTACCATTCCATCGCTTTGTGACGCCGCCGCTCGTGTGCAGAGAGCCAACTTGACGTTGCGGCAGAGCGTTCGGGATCGCCTGCCCCGGCAAAGAGTACGTGGTAAGTGGCAGTGTAAGCCCTGTAACTGGGTCTTTGAACGGTGTCTGCCCGCTCGCCTGTGGGGTCTGGGCGAATCGGGCATTTATGCCTCCTTCACGAAGCTGGGAATCCTGCAGCGTTGCCGCCACTGTGCGCCGTGAGTTCGCCGCCGAGGTATCCGCATTGACGCCCGTATCATATATCGAGGCGTTCGCGCCAATGCCAGCATTGATATTCGATGCCGTACCACTTATCGCTGATTGCTCAATGCCAGCATTCGCGGAATTGAACGCATCCGCACCTTGGCCAGAAACCGCTCCTTCGTTATTTGGGCCGAGTGCCGATTGGTAAATGCCGGAGATCGCGCGCCCCCGCGTAGCCCGCTCGAATATGCTGCTGCCTCCCGAGATGTAATCGATCGCCCGCTGCACATTCTCATCGGCGCGCTGCTGCTGCGCGTTGAAGCCATTGGCAATCGCCCCGGCAGGGTTAGAAAGCTGAAACCCCGGGTTGTACGCGGCCGGGGTTGTAGAAAGGGCTTGCGGCGGTACTCCAAGCGCCGCTTGTGCCCGTTCGGGGCTACTCTGCGTGTCGATCGCTCCGGATGGCTGAAAGCCGCCAGTGGGCACCGCCGCGCGGCGCGCCACATTCTCCGCAGAATTTACGTCGGGGGGCGCGATGATAGTGCCAGCCGGGTTCACAGCCCCGGGGTTGTTCACGGTGATTGGGCTGCCGCTGGCAGCAGTCGGCACAGCGGCGTTAGCAGCGGCAGGAGGGGCAAAAGCCTGCGCATTGTAGCGCGGCACGAACCCCGCCGAGACCGGGGGGACTGGTGTGTCGGGGCCGAAGATCGGAACCTGCGGGGCGTTCACGATCGGCGTGCCCGGCCCACGCGTAACAAACCCGGGGTTAACCGGCGTAGGAACTTTGGCCGCATCTACCGCTTGGTTGCGCAACGCAGCCTGATACGCGAGGTCAGACTGAGAAGCCTGATTGCTCGGGAATGCTGGCAGTGAATCGAGAGGTCCGGCCATGTCGGCTCCTTAGTTCGAGTAGTTGTAATTCGTGTTCGTGTTATTGCCGGTGTTATTGCTTGTGACGGTCGAGTCCGTCGTGTTATTCGCAGTCGATATGTTAGTGGCGATCGAAGAACTCGCGGCCTCACTGCTCGACACTGATTCGCTGTAGTGATCCCCCAACTGTGCGGATAGATTCACTGAGGCGAGTGACGCAGATGCCAATTGCGCTGCCACCGTTGCTCCGGCCTTGATCGCATCCGTAAGCAGTTGCGTCTCTTGGATCAACGTCTGCACATTCGCCTTGGCTGCTTCTATGCGAACGTCCGCTGTAGCGGTGGCGATCTTCGTCTGCGAATCCACCACCGCTACCTGTGCTCCGGAGCGAGAGGCTTGGCCAGACACCGCCGCATTGTATCCACTGACCTGAGCCGTATAGACCTTGGCCACCGCATCAACTCTCGAAGCCTCCGCCCCGACGACATCGCGGTAGACTTCCGTGCGCGCTTTGAAGAGATCAAGCGGCACTTCCTGCCCGACCTTAATGGCGAGATTCGCCTGCTCAACTGCAGCGTCAACGGTTGTCTTGAACCCGTTGATTTGCGACGAGAACGCGTCAGCCTGCGTCTTGAAGATGTCAGCTTTGGAAACTTGCGCTTTGACGACCGTTGCGTATGCGTCATATTCGCTTGCCTTGGCCCGTACCTGTTCGCCATACGCGCCCACCTGCGCGGCGTACCCGTCGATGATTGTCTTGTTGACCGAAGCCACGGTGTTCGCCGCGTCGACTTCCGCTTTGAAGATTTCGACCACGGCGAGAGCCGCTTGGACGCGAGCCGTGTAGATAGCCACGGACTGCTGATTCAAGTCGCCGATCAACTTCTGTCCTTCCAGTTCTGCCTTGTACACATCCAGCTTCGACAGTTCTGCAGTGATCAATGCCTTGAATACTTCCACCTGCGCTGCATAGGCTTGGATGTCTGCGGTGTAGGCCACGACTTGCTCGTGGTAGATGTCGATCATGGCCTGCTGGGCGAACTTGGCTGCATCGTACGCGCGTTGCGCGATTTGATTCTGGTAAGTGATCAAGCCCTCTTCCACCTTCCACGCCTGCTCAAACGCAAAGCGCCGGTTGGTCTGTTCGAGATCAGCTTGCTTGATCATGATGTCTCGGCTCAGCCCGGATAGGGTAGAGTTGGATTGTTGCTGGGCATCAAGCAGATCGAGATTGAGTGCGCCCGAGGGCTTAACAAACCCTTTCGTGGCAAAGTTGCGAATCGACTGTTTCATTTTTGCGGCCAACTGCACGTTCTCGCGCGTGCGCGCCTGATCCCAGATCGCCTGTTCAACTGCTGCAGACAGCCCGGTATTCGTACCATTTACCCACGTGTCGAGCACCGCTTTCAGATCGGTGAGCAACTGGTCGTTGTACGTCGGTTCTGCGAACGAAAAGAAGAACCCCGGCGCCAGAGGATGGGTCGGGGTGATCGCGGTAAACGTCGGCAAATTGAGCAGCGGCTCGGTCGGCACGTTGATGCCCAGCAGCGTCGGCACGTCCGGCAGCGGCACGTCCGGGTTAGCTGGAACATTCACCGGGTTGAGCGCGGGCAGCGTCGGCACCGTCGCGTTGAGCGGGGCTGGCTGGTTCGGGATATCGATCTCGGGCAGCGTCGCGGTGAACGTCGGCGCGTTCCCAAACGACGGCACTGGGACAGGCATAAGCGTCGGTTCGGTCGGCACGGCTGGCAGATTTAGCGCCAGACCGGTCGGCGGGGCTACAGTCGCAGGCATAACGAACGGGTCGACAGTAGCCGTAATCGGGCTAAGGTCTCCACTGATTGGCGGAATCGCGGCGAGGTTAGCGGCGACATTCGTGATGCCTTGCAAAAACTGAGTGGCCTCTGCAAACGCAGCCGACGCGTACTGTTGCGCCGCAGTGAACCCATCGGTTACGATCTCAGCGGCCCCGAGCGCCTGCGGGCCTACCGAAATGCTGCCGTTCGCGCCCAAATTGATAGCCATGTCGAATCCTGATTATGGGTAAAACGGCCCGATGGCCGGGGGGAGTTGCTGCCCTGTTCCTAGCTCTATGGTGGCGGCCTGAACTGCCGCCCCTTGCGAGTTTTGAGCGCCATCCGGCACATGCGCGCCTTGTCTGGGGGTCATTGTAACCTTGACAACTACCGCAATAGTCGCATTTCTACCGTCCTTTAGCACCACTGTAGCAAACCCAGTAGCAGTCCATGTCTTGGGGTACCAGTCCCGGACAACCGTTATTGTCTGGTAGTTCTTCCATGTCACGAACCCGGGGATCGGGTTTGGGTCGTCTCGCGCCACTACCCAATTGCTGTTACCGAACGAATAGTTGTAGTCTTTCCCGCTCTGCAGCACTATTTTGTCCGGGTTGGTGTTGGCCAGCACAGTCGCGTGGGGCGTGCCCGGCAGCACAAACAAGTCCATGGGCAGATCACCGCCTGTCTGCTTCCACTTAATGATCCGCAGCGGCTCAGCCCAGCGCGGGAACGGGGGGTTAAAGTTGAAGTTAAAAATGAAATAGCTTTCGTTACCTGTTTGTTCTTTTAGCTCTACCGGGACCATCATCGACTGCTGGACGTTGGGGTCTTTCTCAAGGGACAACTGAGTAATCAATTTGCGGTTGCCGAAATCGTACCCGCCGTATCCGCCTGCCATATCAAAAAACTGAACCGAGGCTGTGGGGTTTATACCGCTCGACACGTGGTCGCTGGTGTTCTGGGTGATATTAGATTCAAATACCAGCCCACTATCACAGCCGATGACTTTCGGAACATCCCCGATAAAGCTCGGAATCGTGAACGAATACTTGTTGATGCCCGACGCCTTAGTGCCGTTGACAGTCTCTTCTATCAGCGCGGCTATGAGCGGGCTTACGGCAAGCGTCGAATACGAGTTCATCGAGCACAGAGCGCCGACGCCCAGTGGCGGGGGTGGCTCTGGCAGTCTCGGCTCGCGCACGCGAGGAGCGGGCGGGGGCGGCGCTCCGGGTGGGAGTTCTGCCGCTTGCCGTATAGTAACTTTATCGATCCCGGCAATACTGCTGGCCACTATAGTCGTGCCGTCTGGGAGCACCACCGTGCGCTTGCCGAGTGACACGCCCCCCAACGCCATCTGGTTCTTGAGGATGCCTAGCTGCGTGCGCCCGGCCCCGATCTGATCCTGAGCATCGGGGGTATCCGCGTCTTTTTTTACTGGTCCTGTGTCACGCATCACGCCCACCGATGCGGCGGCCCAGTCGCGTCGGCTTCAGTTCCATGATGTTCAATTCGAAGTCGGAACCCTGCACGTTGCGAATCTCGAACTGCCAATACCGTGCTTCAACGCCACGGCCTATTTTTACGTGATTACCGTGGAGGCTGAATCCTCCCTCAGAGCGCTCCATCATGTAATCGCGCTGCTGTTTTTCATCCGTTTGGATACGGAGAACCATGCTCCCATTCGTGCGGTACCCAACGTAGCAACGCTCGATTCGCTTACGGAAAGACGTTCCGAAATCACTTATGCCAAGCCGTGCAGCAGCTTGAATGATTGCCCCGTTATCATTCTCGCCCTGTAGCAGAAACAGCCCTTGGTCACTAGCGCCCAGATACACGCCGTTGAACTTTGCCATCGAATTGAAATGGTAGTTCGTGAATTCAGACAGCGCGCCAGTCTGCGTGTTCATGACGATCGCTTTTATGTCGCCATTGGCATCCGTCGTCTGCGTCGGGGTACGGCCTACGCCATAGACGTGAAGCACGGGGAACGTAATCGCTGCGGTGCCAATGGATGGCTCGTTACCCAACCCGGAAAGTTTGAACACGGGCAGCGCGATAGCCGCGCGTCCAATCGTGCCAGTAAAGCCCTGCCCCGCGAGCAGTAGCCTAGGAAGCGCAAGACTGCCAAGCAGCGTAGACCCGACAACCCCAGTCGCAATGATCTTCGGGGTAGGCAGAACAATCCCTGCCGTACCTACGTACGGCTCGCTGCCGACACCTGACACGACTTGTAAGGGGAGCGTCAGTGTGCCCACCCCGGTAGCCCCTGCCGTTCCTGCGCCTGCCACAATCGGCACAGGCAACACCAAAGCCGCACCAAAGCCGCCACCGCCCGACACCTGAAGCAATGGCAGTGTGAGTGCACCCGTGCCTGCCACGGGTGCTTCCCCAAGCCCTGATACATGGATGGGAGGAAGCGTCATCTCTCCAACACCCGGCACTGGCGTCAACCCCGAGGCAGAGAGTATAAATTCTGGAGTAGTAAGCGCGCCAATGCCGCTCCCTCCGGCATTCCCGGTGGAAACGACAACAGGTACCGGCAGCACGAGGGCTGCGGTACCTGTTAAATTCGTCGGCGCGTCGCTCTCTAAAGCAACACCAGAGAGAACGAGCGCCGGGACATTCAATGCGCCGCCCGTGGCCATGTTACTGCGCCGGAAGCGTTACAGTGAACGCCGGTACCGTCGTCACGGCGCCCGAGGAGAACGCGGTAGAGTTGAAGTTCAACTCGCCGCCCGAGGTAGCCACGGCGCCATCTATGCGTGGGAACTGGGCATTAGAATCGAGCGCCCCGGTGTCGCTTTGCGAACCGTACATCCGGAACCAGCCCACAGTTCCAGCGGCCGAGTTCGTACCAGACCACGTTTGTGTAGACAGCTTGGAAAGTACGCCTGCTACCGAGTTGTCGTACAGCAACCCATTCGCCGACGCTACGCCGCCAGACATGTTCGAGTACGTGCCGGTAAGCGTGGTGAACGTGCCAGAAACCGTGAGGGTGTTGTTGGCAACCGCCGACCCCGGCAAGGAAAATATGCTGATAACCGCGCCAGACGCGCTCGCGCGGTACTTTGGGTACGACATGTTGCGGTTGATCTGCGCAGCGGTGTCGAGTGCAGTCTGAGCCAACGTCCCATTGAACGGTACAGCGCCGCCCAGCACATCAATCCCACCGACCGTGATCGTATTCACTGATCCAGCCGACCCTGCCAGCGTAACTGAACCAACGGCTGGGGACTCGGCGGTATAAGTGCCAGCATTGTTTGTCAGGACACACAACAGTGTGCCTGTGAACGCTGCGTCAGGGGACGACGGTTGCGCGCCAGTGTAGAGTTCGATGCGACCATTGGTCAGCATGCGGGAAACGGAGCCGAACTTGTTGATGAAGTCCCGCGCGCCGGTAGAAAGTCGCATTGTCATGATAAAACCTCAAGTAGAAGATGTAGCGATAAATCGGTTCGGCTCGGACAGAAATAGCGCCGCACCCTGCTGGCCAACGTCGAAAGTGTACCGCGTGCGCGTGAGATTTTTTACTGCCAAGTCCGGCATCCCCACGCATATGCCTTGCGTCGTCACCCACATCGGCAACTCACGCATGCCAACAGCGCCATCCTGATACAAACTGCCGTCCACCATCGCCATCGTACCCGGCACAGCCCCATAATTCGCTTTAGGGATGTACTGAAATTCATCCGGGTTGCCGCCGATCATCACGCCGCAAGAGCGGTCTGTGCCGACAAAAAATCCTGACGAACTCATGTTGTCATCGCGTTGCTCTTTATCCGTCATAGGGGCCAATAGCGTGACGCGGCCGTCCATCTGGATATACTCACGAAGGTCGAAACGCTCGTAATCAAACGGCTGACTCGGATAGATCACATCATCCTTGGCCACCCACATCCGGCCACGGTAGAACGCTATGAGTTGGCCAGCCGGTGCCGGTAGCAAAAACTGCGAGTCGAGTGGCACGTTAAATTCCGTGCAGTCGCCGGTATAGGCTGCTGTGCCCACACTGTTACCTAGCACCAACGCCAAGAACATCTGCTCGCCATTAGGCGGGGACAGATACAAGTTCTTGGCAACAACTGTGGGGTCTATAGAGCTTGGCATGCTTGAGAAATTAAGCCCCGCTCCATCTGTCGCCACTTGCACAATGCCTGCTGCCCGAGCACCTGACTCTTGGCCATCTTGCCGCACATACGTCATTACAAACTGGTATGTGCCCGCCGACATGCTTCCTGTACCGATCGAAACAGCGGGCAGGTTGGGCGGTGCCACCCCCCACGAGCGCACCGCCGCCTGCTCAATTACGCCCGTATCCACCTCGTTCGTGAAATACGTGCGGTCGTTGACTTTGAAAAAACTGATGTGGTTGCCTGCTTTTAGAGCCGCAATCAGCGTCAGCACAAACGCAGGCCCGATACTGTATAGCGTGTTGCCCTGCGCCACATATCCAGATACTTGCTGTTGATCGGCCCACAGCGAATGCCAAGCGCCTAAAGCCTGCAGAGTCATCCCCGCGCGGCGCGAGATGCGCCCGGTAAGGTCGATGTCTATGTTGTCAGCAACTTCGAGATCGCCCTGAGAGTAACGCTCCGGCGTCACATCGTTGCGCAGCCCGTTAAACGAACTGTAAGCGATAATATCAGGATCACGTTGTTGCGGGTCATCTGCCATTACCGCTCCCAGCTAAAGCCGTTCTGCCCATACGAGAAGCCCATGGGGACAAACGCGCGGCGCTTCATTTCCCGCAGCGTTCGGGTGATGGCTTCCTCAAAATTGGCCTTGTGCTTGTCGGCCGTCGTGCTCGAACCTGCATCGCTATCCCACGTGCGCTGCGCAAGCCATGCGGCGCCTTCCAACACATCCAGTTGGTAGTCGTCCGGCACTTCGCTGCAACGGTCGAGATCGTTGACGCTGTACTTCGTGAGGGGCTTGCGCACCACACGGATGTTGATGTACTGGCCATCCTCGGTAGCGCTCGGTACCGGGTAAGTCGTGAGCGTCACGGCCGCGCGGCGGTCGTACACTTCGGCTTCATCCGTGAACACAGCGACAGGTGTGCCCGGAGCGATCGTGTACGGCGCGGTCGGGTTGAAATTGAGATACGTGTTCGGCACGTGCCCGGTCACGATGGAATGCCCGGATATCGAGAGATCGTTTTCGGCTGCACCAAACTTGGCCGACAGCAGCGCCAGAATTGAGTCGTGGAGCTTGTAGAGCTTTTGGCCCTGCTTGAGCTTCACACGGCACACTTCTGGGGTTGTTGAATCACGGAGAATCATGGTCCGTCTGCAGAACCGATTCTCCGCGTCGCCGATATAGCGGATCAGGGTCTCGTCCGTCCAAAGCTGATCGGAATCGCCTGCGATAATATCGCTGCGGTCCCGCAGGATGTTGTTGCGCAGTTCGAGCAGTTGGTCGGACAAGGTGTACATGATCAGTCTGCCGGGCGGTGGTTGGTAAGCACGCGGTACGGGAAGCGCAAGCGGTCGCGGTAGGACACGACTTGATCCTGCCCGTTCTTCACCGCCACTGACATGATCGCGCAGTCGAGCACGTTCAAAACCGACTCGGGGCACAGCGCGGGTACGCCTGCCTGCAGCTTGTAGCCATAGCCGTTGACGCCGATGAATTGGCCGCCCGGGGGGATGTCGTCGTTGTCTTCGAGTTGAATCCAGATGCGCTTTTCCTTGACCTCGGCATTCTTGGCGCTGGCGGTGCGGCGCACTGCTTCGGACTTGAACTCCTCGGGAACGTGATCGTCGTCGAGGTTGTTTCCCAGCCCGGCGAGCGCGGCGGTCGCGGCGTCCATCGTGGCTTTCTTCGGTGAGGCTTTACGGGGGGTCGTCATGATCAGTCGTCATCCTTGCTTGCTGCGTTGAATGCCGATGAAAACTCTGCGTCTGCATCGGGTGGGGGTTTCAATTCCTTGAGGTGTTTGGACACAAACCCCTCGACTTCCTCGACCGTGGAGAACGCGTACGTCTTCCATGGGTCTTCCCAGCTACTCTTGGGTTTGTTGTTCGCCGCGTCAATCTTGGGGTCTCGAACCTCAACATTGAAGCCGTTTTGAAGCACGTCGATCTTGAGGGAACAGTCGCCGTAGCCCATTGTATCTCTCCTAGAAAAAACCCCCTGCGCACCTTGGGATACGCCGGGGGCCGTAAAAGGGAAGAGGAGGGCACTCCTCCCCCTGAGAGACGCTTAGCCTTCGATTTCCCAGACGTGGGTCGACGAGTTGACGAAGATGGCGGCCGGGAACGTCACCGTACGCTCATCCGTCACAACCGGGCCGCCCGTGGACACGTACGCACCCGCCTGCGTGATGTACGAGCCAGCGGGCATGCCTTCATGCCATTCGTAGATCGTCATCGCGCCCGACGAAGCCGGGACCGGGAAGAACTTGGCGTGGCGGGCTTTGAAGCCTACCGCGATAGCCGTAGCTACTTGCGCGTTTGCATCCGTGACGATCTGGCCCGTCGAGAATTCGACGATGCCGTTCGCATCGGTGCGCACATTGGTCAAAACTGCCATGGTGTTTCTCCTAGATTGGGGTTACAAGCTAAGGCATATCGGGCCATCGCCTGTTGTGCTTACGGATATTATCCGCGCCGGGAAGCAGTTGCAAATTAAACTCGTTGTGCAAGCCGCAGACCAATTTGCTTGTGAGTGGCACTATGTGGTCGACGTGATAGACCAACCCGGTCAATTTAGTCAACTTCCTAGCTTCTCTGTAAAACCAAGCCATTTTGTCTTTATCCGCCCACCCCACAGCAGCTTTAGCTTTTGCTGCCCTTCGATCCGCATTGTGGGCTGTCACATGTGGCAGCGTCCTTCGGCGAATCTTGGTGCCGGTGGCATCTATAGCGATATAGGTGACACCCTTAGCATTGGCTACAACCCGTACCTTGTATCCGCATTCCGGAGAACATGTCCGAACATGCATCTGACTCGGTGGGGAGCGAAACAACTTGCTGCATATCTCACAGCTTCTCGTAGTGTCATTGCGCGCATACATGCAGGCTTTAGAGCAGTAGCGCTGAGGCGATGATGGCTTTGCGCTGAACTGCGTGCTGCAAGATAAACACACTCTGATTTCTGGCATTTCGCTACCCCGGTTAGTTGGGGTAGCTTATCCTCACCGGCGAGAAACTACAAGACGCTTTACGCGGTCGCAGCACATTCCAATCTTGCCATCCAGGCGTCATTCAAAATTACAGCCGTGGTCATGGCTTTCCAGCCCACGGTGCCGCGTTGGCCCAGCGGATCGCCAGCAGCCGGCTTCGGGTTCACGACCATCGGAACCAGCGAATCCTTGCCCTTGAGCGGGACGATGCCGTATGCGTCGCGGCCCAGATACAGGACCGGATACACGTCGGCGTTGGTGCCGCTCGTCGAGCGCATCGCCGTGCCCGAGCCAGCGTACGCGCCGCCTGCGTCGGGGAACGGAGCGAAAATCGTCGACTGCAGGTAACGCACGGTTTCGACCGAGCCGATCTCGTTTTCCCACGGGGTCACGGTGCCGTACTGCTTGGTCGGGATGAAGCCGCTCATCGAGCGGATATCCGTTTCCATGTCCGGGTGAACGAGGCCGATGAACGCGGCTTCGATCGGTTCCGTGCGGAAGTCCGGCGTCGACTTCACGATGGTCGTGAGGCGCTTGGCGTTCTGGCGGGTGAGCGCCGTCGTGACCTTGCGCTGCAGAGCCAGCGTGATCGGGGTGTTCACCGAGGTGCGCACCGTGCCGTTCGACCAGAACACATTCAGACCGGCCTTCAGGATGTTGTAGCGGATCGTTTCGATGGTCTGCGCGGCCGATTCGCCGAGCACTTCCGTCGCTTGCTGCAGCACGCCGTCTTCGGCCGTGTCCAGCACGATGTCGGTGATGGTCACGTAGTCGCCGTACTGCACGAGCGTGACGGTGTAATCCTGATTGGTGAGCGCCTTGCCGGACGGCGTGACACCTTCCGTCAGCGGCGTGATCGACAGCGCGGTCACGAACGGGTTTGCCGGGTTGCCTTCACCAGCGGCGCCCGTGGAACCCACGAGGAAGTAGCGGCGGAACTTGGCGACCTTCGTGCTGTTCGTCGGGATCGGGTACGTCTGACCGAACTTTTCGAGGATCAGATACGGCATCCCGCGCTTGAGCAATTGCGAGACTGCGTATGCGGCGACCCGGGGGGAAATATCGCCATAGTGGGTTGTTGCGGCCATTGTGAGGCTCCTATAAATGCTGAGAAATAGTTTCGTTTCTTTCGATTTACAGTGCCTCTCTTACCCGGCTTGTCTGGGTGAGCGCAGTGTCTAGCCCGAAATATACGTTGAAAGTTGTTTGTGTGTAAATAAAATTCTTCAGCCCGGGGGGTCTGGGTACACCTTTGTGGTGGTGGGGGCGTTATCCACGGCAATATAGTTCCCGTATGCGTTGCCCATGTATCCGCCAGCCATCAAGATCGCCATGATCTCTTCTAGCACAGACTCCGGCAACGCCTGCCCATTATTCGCCGGGACTGTTTGCAGCAGATATTGCGCGCCGTTGGCGCTCCCGAAGATATATGTCTCGCCGACGCGAGAATCAGCGTAAATCGTCATTGCCTGCTCCTGAAGTTACGGGGTTTGCTGCTGGGCTTACGACGAAGCCATAATTCCTGCGTTCTGCAGCGCCGTCATCAACGTGTTCAGATTGGTCTGTGTGGCCGTATCCGTGCCGTTGGTGAACGCGGCGATGAAAGGCACCTGCTGACCGAAGTTCATGGCCTGCAGAACTTTCTTCGTGCCGTTGTCCATAATTGCCGCTTGGATGTCGGAGTTTTTGACTTTCGGGATTGCTGCCATGGTGACTCTCCTTAGTTACATTAAAGAAAAGCCGCCAAGACGGCGGCTCCTGCTACGCGGATACTACTTCGCGGCTGCAAATTCTGCAAACGCGCTGTCAAAATCGTTCGGGTCGGCAGCGGCCTGCGGCTGACTTCTGGCGGTATTGACCGGCTTGAGCGCCGCCGCCGCCGCCGCTGCCGCTGCCGGGAGCGCCGCGTTGGGTGCGGGCTTGGTCACGACGGGCGGCGTGGGGGCAGCGGCAGCAGCCGGAGGGGCACCAGCGGGTGGCGGGGCTTCCTCCGGGGGCTTATACCCGGTCATCGTGCGCCACGTGTCGATCAGCGCCTTGACTTCCTCCGGCGTGCCCGAGCGCGTCACCTCCTCAAACCCTGCCTTGATACGCGGGGGCTGGGACTGCACCCACGCGATAGCCGGGTCTCGAACTGTGTGATAGTCCGGGATCAGCGTCTCCAAGTCCTCCAACTGCGTACGATCCGCGACGCGGCCGGTCTGAGCACGCAATTCGGCGATGATCGGCGACATCGTGTCGAACACGTGCTGCACGAGTTGCTGGTATTCAGCCCGGCGCTTGAGCGCTTCGCCCTGCGAGATGTCCGGCCAGTCTTCCTCGTACTTTTTCAGGAAGTCCGTCTCGCTCTGGTTGTAGACCGGCTTGACCTCGGGTGCCGGGGCTTCCGGCGCGGGCGGCGCGGGCGCGGCGGGCGGTGCTTTGCTCAACGCATCCATCTGCGCTTTTAGCGCCGCGAACTCGGCCGCCGAGACATAGCCCTCGGGCGCAGCAGGCGCTTCCTTTGGTGCCGGGTCAGCCGGAGCAGGAGCTTCGGGCGTCGGCGCTGCCGGAGCCGCAGGCTTAGCCGGGTCAGCCGGTTCTGCCGGAGCCGCAGGCTTAGCCGGGTCAGCAGGAGCTTCCGGAGCAGCAGGCTCCGCAGGCTTGGCTTCAGGTGCAGGCGCAAGATTGCTCTCCGCGAACGCCGCAGCGAATTCGTCTACTTCGATCGGCGGGGCCGGGTTGGCCGGATCAATTTCGGGTGGCATGTCAATTCCTCGGTTGGGGGGTTAAGCCTGCTTGGGCGGTTCTAGGTTGATGATATTGAGCATCATGTTGCACGTCTGTGCCACAGCCTGATGCGACCGAAAGTCAGCCAGTTCATGGCATTGCAGCAGTGCTCGAACCGCTTTGGCCTGACGGATTTCCAGCAATTGCTTGAGCGCCTGCAATCCCGGGTCCGATCGGTACAACGTTACTGCCTCCATTAGCTGGGCTTCCCGGTCCATCTTGGCTTGCTGCGGGTTGGTTGCCATCGTTTGCGCCTTGTCCTTGGGGGGTGATGTCGTCCGGGTTGAGACCCTTATCGACTGCTGCAAGAATCACGTTCGCCGTATCAGCGGCAGAGGCGGCGTTGTTCTTCCCGGCCTGCGAGATGTTCTTCACAGCGGATGTAAGTATTTCACGGATTTGCGCGCTCAACAACTGCTGTTGATTCTGGTCCTTCTGCTGTTGCTGCTGGGCGGTGCTGGCGTCCGCCGCGTCGCATTCCTTGTCGTTCATCACGACATCTTCCACATCCATGTCCCGCACGCGCGCCTTGGCGCGGATGAGATTGCGCCACTTCACATAAGGGCGCTCCTCCGGCTGGATAGTTTGCGACAGAGAGTCCAGTTGAATACCCATAACCTCTTTCGCAATAAGCGACGTTGCCCCACGCGCAACAGGCTGGAAGTCACCATCGGTCGGTCCCGGGTTGAAGTTCTTGTTGAAGATCAGGATCGCGTTGATCACCGACACCGTGAACATGTCGAAGTTGCGCACCACGTCCTTGAACGGCAACGCCGCGTCTCCGCGCAGCATAGACGCTCCGGCCGCAGTACGGAACGGCTCGCTCGGGCCTTTCTGCATGTCGCCGCCCGTGCCTACCCCGACGAACGTTTCCGTGTCGGCGAAGTTCTGGAACGTGCTGAGCATCTGCTGCATCTCCGACAGGTGCATCGGGATATCGATCGACCGCACCGCTGGCATGTTGCCCGTGATGTTTGGATTGTCATCATCGCGGTACCAGATTTTGTCCGGCTGGATGCTGGTCACATCCTGCCCCGGCGCGAGCAGTTCGAGGTTCACCTCCATGTTGCGCTGGATCGAGGCGTTATCGATCATCATGCGCGCGGCGGCGGCGATGCTCATCTGCGAGTCGCGCACGATGTTGGGCAGGCCGTTGCCCAGCAGGAACGATTCGTTCTCTTCGAAAATAAAGTGGTGGTATGCCTTGATGTCGTGGCCGCCCTTGAGCTTTTCCCACGGCGACAACTGTGCCTTGATCACCACGTCGCCCAGTATCCACACCTGCGCCTTGAGGTCGACGTTGAGCTTGTCCGAGTCGATCGTGTTGCCCGCGTTCTGAAGCTCTTGGCCGGTGAGATACCCTTCCCAGATGTATGCCTCGTACTTGTTCTTGGCGGTTCCGTTGCCCTGCGACGCCGAGTTCAACTGCGGTCCCATGGCGAACAACTCGGTCTCGTAGGCGCGACGCACGTAATTCCCGTTCGGGTTGCGCTTGAACGCTTCCTCGATCTGGTCGGCGATAAAGTCCGGCCTTTCCTTGAGCGCGAGCAACTGGTGGCGCGTGAGAATGACCCGCTCGAACTGTCCGTCCATCTGGTGGATCGTCTTGGCCGACATGTCCGGGTAATAGTCCCAGATGGACACGAACTCGAAGCGCGGGCGATACTTCTTTTTCTTCACCGCCGTCACCGCGCCATCAGCGCCGCGCACCCACGCGTTGACATCCTGTTCCTCGACGAACGGACCCTTGAGCACGCCCGCGCCGTATTTGATGCCCGAGGCGAGCACCTTGCGGCACAGCGCCACGTAGTCTATCGAGCGGCCCCCGCCAAGCTCCTGTAGCTGGTCCTCGATCTCAAGCTCCATGACGCGGGCGCGCTTGCGCGCGAAGTCCATGATGGCTTCGTTGATCGCTTCGTTTTCGTCATCGGACAGCGGGGTGGGGTTCGCATCGCCTTGTGCCGGGGGTGCGCCCGGCGCGGGCATCGCGGCGGCACTGCCTATGGGCTGCATGCCGGAGTCCGGGGGCGGGGGAGGAAACAGCTTGTCGAGGATGTTCTGCAAGTCCTCCTGCTCGATCTCGGGGACTGCCGATGGGCTGACGGTCCAGTTCTTGTCGTCGGCCGGGAACAGCAGATTCATGAGGCGGCTGAGCATCGAGACGCACTTCACCCGGGTGATTTTCGGGTATGCCTTGGACCGGTTGCGGTCCATGTTCTGCTCGATGTCCGGATCGTACACGCCGATATACTGCCGCGCGTTGCGTGTCCACCCAAGCTCGGCCGAGCGGCGGTCCCACTCGTACTGCTTGAACCGCCCGGTGAGCATCGACCCGATGGCGGCCAGCTTGGCAGGGTCAGGGGGCGGTGCTTGGTGCAGCGCTGCGGCCCCGGCTGTGACTGCATCCGGCTGCTGCGGGAGGATGGTGGACATAGGTTTTCCGTTAAAATAGTTTCAATGCCTTGGGTCAGCGCATATTGTAACTGTTTCGAGCGGGTGTAAAGGCGAACTTGTGCCCTTTCTCAATACGTCTACCTGTACGAATCTCCCCCTTGCGGCAGTACCGGACCAAGTAGGTGCAGGAGTCGGCGATGTTCGAGTGGAGGTTTTTGTCCGGTATATCCCGCACGCCGTCGCTCTTGCTAACCGTGAACTTGTACCCGGATATGAATGCCCGCTTCAGCTTCACGCAGGACGGGTCGAAAATGATCGCCGGTCCTTCCTGTGTAAGTCTACTCAGGTAATACTTCATGGGGTCGAGCCGCGACGAAATGGAATTGTCCTTGTCCGAGGCGTCCACGCTGAAGTGCTTTTTGAGCGTCGTCAGCACGCTGCTGCCGGTCTGCGACTGCGAGGCGTTCACCGAGGACGGGTCCGGGATCACGAGGACGCTGCAGCCCGGGAAATCGCGCTTGAGCATCGGCTTGATCTTGTCGGAGATGAGCCGGTCGGTCGCGTAGCCCTCCTCGGCGATCTCGCGCAGTATGGTGATGCGCCCGACCGATTCGTGGTACTGGCCCAAGGTGACACCCGAGCGATTGCCCGGGTCGTACCCGATCAGGATGGGCAGTGCCGGGTTCCACCGGATGGGCCGATCGGCCATGTGGATGTTCGGATTGAATTCGGGGAACACCGGCTTGCCGTTCATGGAGTAGCCCCACGCCACCTCGATAAACTGCTTGATCCAGTGGTCGGTCTTGCCCTTCTGCAAGTTGGTGTAATAGTCCGCGCGGCCCGGCAGATTCTCGGTGTTCTCGGCAACCTTGCCGCCGTACTTGCGCGAGCCGTCAGCGAAGCCCGAGGGCTGCTTGAAGTACACCCAGTTGGTCGGCTGCTGGTCATCCTCGGGGATGAGCGTGTTGTCTTCTAGGAATGGATACCACCAGTCCGACTCCATCCCGGGATTCGATGCGCCCCACATACCCCAGTTAGTTGCTCCCCCCTCAATCTCGGGAGGGTATCGTCCACAGCGCGCAGACAGAGCCTCCACGATCTCACGTGGTATCTGCACAAACTCGTCGATGATTGCGAATGTAACTTCAAGAGAGAGCACACGGTTGATGTCATCTGCGGACTCCAGTGGGCGGAACATTACTTCGCACTCCACGTCGCCGAATTTCAACGTGAAGTTCTTGATGGTGGTCTGCCACTTGCCCGCCACCCCGTCGCGGAACCAATACATGAACGACTTGATCGTCGTGTCGGCCAACTGCGGCGCAGTCGAGCGCACGATCACACACCGGCTGCGGCGTATGCCATCGATCGGACTCTTGGCCTGCTTCTGGGCCATGTAGATGAGTTTGAAGAAAATGCCCGTCGTCTTGCCGCTACCAACCGGCCCCACGATCCAGTCGAGAAACAACTCGCCCGGAGTGTAGTGCTTGATGAACTCTTTGACCGTGGGCGGTGGGGTGTACGAGACGCCTGACATGTGGGGGTTATCTCCGGGGTGAGAGTAGGGAACGCCTACCCTAAAACAAAGACCGGGAGATGCGTCGGAATATCCGTCACCCCGGCCTTCAGATTCGGTTCTTCGGCACTTATATACATGCCATCTTCGAGTGTGAACGCATGGCTCTCGCCAACCGACAATGCGCGCGTTTCGATACTCTGCGCGATGCCATGCTCACCCTCGGTTATGCGTGGGCCTTGAAAGAGTTGAACCCGCACCTCGCCATGGGTGAATGCGGATTCATTAGTGATCCTGATACGGACTGACATGGGACGCTCCTAAGTTGGAATGGCCCCCGATGGTGTGGTCTTATTCGACTACCGGCAATTCCCCATAAGGAGGGGTACCAGACGGTTGTTCAGACGGTTGTTCGGGCGGCCCCGGCATCCAGCAAGCCATGGACCCGCCGCGCTGCCTTGCTTCGGACTCGGTAGTGTACGCGAACAGCGGCCCGACATGCTGCGGTACCCGGAACGGATAGAACGCGGTGCCCACCACCGTGCCGTCAGGGCCGACTGCCGAGACGATCAGGGGTACGGTGAGCACAGGAGTTTGCACGTCCGGCATGTGCAGGATCACGCCGAGTCGGGGGGTGTAGATCGACATGATGTTTTCCTTAACCTAGGTTGATGTTGATATGAAACGCCCCGCCGCCCGGCAACGCGGTGTCCACTGCTTTCGCATCGTACCCAGCCCACCGGATCGTGTTCTTGATGAGGTCGGCTCGTACGTTATCCGCCACTGCTGGATTCTTGACCATCTGGAATGCGGTCTTCAGGTAGTCCTCGGCCTGCATCTGGGCCTTCACCTTGAACGACATGCCATCCACCTTGAGGGCTTCCACTGCCTCTTGGTAGGCTTTGATAAAAACCGGGTGGGAGATCATCACCCCGAAGTCCTGCTTGCTGATGCCGTATGCCCGGCAGATGTTCTGGGGCGAGTCGATCTTCAGCGCGATCTCCATGGGCAGCATCGCCGGAAAACCCACCTCGGCAGGGTTCGTGTTTTGCAGTGCCAGAAGACGTATCAGGGCGCGCTCGCGCTGGTCCTCCCCCATCTGGTCGACTAGGGTCTCGGCTTCAATCGTAGCGATGGCGTTGGCGGTAGACATGGAGGGTTAGTGAAAACAATTTCAATGTGGCTGATTCTATACGGTTTTTTTATTTGTCAAGCACAATTTTAGCAGATCAGGACCTTGCACCTCGCCGTCGAGTTTTAGTTTGCAGTAATTTCTGTAGGCTGTCTGATACGCCACCCCGTTATGTTCTGCCCATTGGGAGAGATTGGTTTGGCGTCCTGCGGCGCCGGTTAGCAGCAAACTATTCGATCTGTTCTTTGCTTGCGCTTTGGGTGTTCTGAATGAGCAGTTGTCTGCTTCGTAGGGCGCATTGTTATCATCGCGTTCCAGCCATAACCCGGGGCGGTATAGCCACGCCATCTCGTACATGAAAACATCTTGGTTGTGCCAATCGAGTGAGACAGCTATGCCTCTGGCGCCATAGTATTTGTAAGCCGCGTTGTTTGGGTTATAGCACCGCTGCATCATGGCGCTCCACACGCCGCGCATGCGCGCTTCATCGCGCTTCATTTTACGCGTGGGCGCCTTCGTGGGTTTGGATGGCGGGGGTTTGCGCTGTGCGTCTGCCAAGTCGCGGGCGTAGCACCCACAGGACTTTGTACTCCCTGATACAAGGTTGTCATTGCGCACCCGGACCACGTTACCGCAATCACACCGGCATTTCGTATAGCACCCCGGTATGGTTTTTAGCACTGTTAGCCGATTGTATTTTTCCCCGGTCTTCATATACGTTCCTTAAAAATTTAGTATAAAAAATTTTTGGCTATGGGTCAAGGAAAGAAAGTCCTTAAAAACTAGAAATTATGTATGTGTGTCCATGGACGACTACCGGGGGCCTACCACCCCATTCCCCCCTTGGGGGCCACGGCCTACCTGAAAAAGAATTACTCGCTTCACAGCACCGGGACAGCCGGTATCGGCTACCGGATGTCCTGCCTGCTCGTTTGCTTTGATAGTTACACTCAGGTACAGTGAGGTTGTGGGTTGATTCAAAGCACCAAGGCAGCGAACAGCACCACAACATGTTTTCACTTACTCATTCATTCATTTACTTATTGGGGTTCACCATGGCACAAGTATCCGCACTCGTTATCACGTCTTTCCACAAAGATGTTTTCAATGCAGCCAATGCATGCGCTAAGGCGCAGATCACGCTGGGCGCAAAGCTCGCCACGTTGATCGCAAAGCAGTATCCGAGCAAGTCGCCGTCGTTCGAGCAATATCGTGCGGACCAGTCCGCACTGGCAGAACTGTGCAAAGAGAAAGGCTTGGTCGACAATCAGTATTACCGCAAGGCATACGCTGTTGCTATCAAGCTCGCGTTTAACGAGGTGCCTGTATCCATGGATGCTGCTGCCATTGCAAAGCGCAAAGCGCGTGACGCAAAGAAAGCCGCTGACACCAAGGGTAAGTCTGGCGCCGTGAAGGGCGACACGTCAAAGCGCGCTCCCTCAGTGTCGGAAACTGTAGAGCAAATGATCGCTCGTGTCGGCGTGTTCAAGGTTCTGGAGATGTGCGCAAACATCCTCGACGCGGATGAAAGCACCAAAACGGCCGCTAAGGCTTTGAAGGGTATCAAGGCAGCTTGATAGAGGTTTCACGGTGCGGGCCGCGTGGCGGCCCGTCTACGTCTTTCTAATACGTGTTTTGAGGTGCGCCATGTATCAAGTCTTTGCCGTGGAAAGCGGGTTCGTTGTCAAAGGGTTAGATGGGTCTCAGTTTTGGTACTGCGATGCCACTGACGCTATAGAGCAAGCTATTGCTCTCAACAAAATCGTTTTGGGTTGAAGGGGGCTACTGCCATGGAATACGTTTTCGAGATACTGACCGACCCGTGGTTACTTGGTTTGTTCGTTTTGGTGTGCGCGGTAGCCTGCATAGCTGGGTATCTGTTTGAGATTGAGTGTGTCAGAACTGATTCAATGGATAGAGACTCTAACCACAAATTTGATTCTGGGGAATGGTTAGGGCATTGATCGGGCATTGAGCCGCACCTATACAGAAAACTCGTTTTGGTATTACAAAAGCCGCTGCATAGCGGCTTTTTGCGTTTTTGCACATTCTCTAAAGTAGCTGTGCAGTAAGATAGTTTCACGCAAGGTCCAATTGCCGCTACACACAATAAATTAGACACAAAGAGCTAACAACCCTGTATATCCATCCAGTACGTAACTTGTTGATTCTTTTAACTAATCAGTTTCACTTCAATACTTCATGCTTTACAATTATTACTTAGGTCGCTGGAGCCAATGCCAATATGGGTTTGCTGGATACTTACTTACATTAATTAAGTTATATGAATAAAGCTCACTTTTTACACTGTATGTCTCTAGCGAATTTGAAACCGAGTTGTTGGTTGTGTAGCTCGCAATCCCGACATATGGGGGTCTATGTGAGGTTTTTTAGGGTTCTGATACGAACTACACAACCAACAATTCAGTTTCAAATTAAACGATAGCCCATCCCCTGAAAAACTCTGTTTATATGTGTATTGGCTGAAAGCCTTTACCAGCAAGGGCTCAAAAAAGCTGATGTAACTATAATCTGTTGTAAGAAACGACGAACCCGCCACCATGGCCGATGTCGCATGAAGTCTTACAAACAAGTAAGCTGATTTTTTGGCTTCGAATAAAACTATCCCTGTATTTGTGTCACTACTCCACACCTATGCACACAAAAGACATTTGGTACCAGATACCATTTGTCCATAGAATTATGTTGACGCAATGTTTTTGCCCAATTACTCTATGTAGCGTGGCACCCCTTAAATCCCCATCAAACCGAGACCTAAATCATGGATGAATCAATCGATTACCAGCCGGGAGAATTCGCCCGGGCCGCCGATCTAACTAACAAGAGATTTGGCAAACTAATATCCGTAGCCCGCGTGGCGAACGGATCAGGTGGGCGCGCGCAGTGGTATTGTGTGTGCGATTGTGGAAACAACAAAATCGTACTCGCACAATCGTTAAAGACCGGCTCTACAAAATCGTGTGGTTGTGTGACACGTGGCCGAGTGGCAGGCATACCGAACGCGCCACGATATAACGGAACCAATGGCTACATGGTCTCAGTGATGGTTGGTCAGCAGACCGGACCCGGGCCAGTGAAAGCGAATGGTAAGCACAGCATCTCCCGAACGTGCGTGATGGTAATCACGAATTCGCAAGGTTTGCCAATAGAGGCGTTCGAACCCAAGCCGCGCTCGCAAGGTCCGACACCAGCCAATATCCCGGGATACGCTCGCGCGATGCACTGGCTGTATGCCAACGGCCATATAGGTGAGCAAGGGCCGCAAGGGCTGGGCGTATGGGCGCGGCGCGAAGGTGTCACGTTCGCCAAACTGCGCGGCACCGAGGATGACTTGCTCAAGTCATATGAGAACGCATGTAAGCTGATCGCTCACTATCAGGCGACGCGCGAAGGTGAGCCAGTCGACAGCATGAACCCGCGAGACCCGGATAGCAGCATTTACGACCCGAGCTATGACGATGAGGAGGCAAACTAATCATGGTCGCGCCTACTGACATCAAAGGACAGAAGTTTGGCAAGCTCACAGCGCACACGCGAATCGAATCAGACTCACGCGGGCGTGCGAGATGGATGTGCCACTGTGAGTGTGGCGGCGTGGTCGAAGCGTTCGCCACATACCTCAAGCTCGGGGCTGTGACATCGTGTGGATGTGCCATGCACTCGCCACGTCGCAAAATGACCCCATCGGTGCGGCAGGTAAAAGCGATGACGCCAACGCAGCGAGCGAGGTACAAGGCAGGCTTGGGATCGTAACCTCGGGCATAGATCGATCACGGCATAGCGATCATAATGAAGTCTGATGTAAAGGTTTTGTGAAACACGAAGGGACAGACGGTAGCAGATACCAAATGTCCCGGTAACACATTCATTAAGGGGTAACGATCATGGTCAACACAAGTAAATCGGTCGGGCTGCGGCTTCTGTCGATGTTGGACATCCGGGACGGCAGCGTGATTACAGAAGCCGAGATCAATTCGGTGCGTCGCATATTAAAAGCGGACGATTCGCAGTATTGCGAGATGATGTCCAGAACGTGGTACATCGGCCAAGAGCAAGCGGACAAGGGTCGTCGCTTCTGGGCCGCGATGCTGATGACTGCCAAGGGACATTACAGGCACAACAAATTCACCCGCATGCTGGCGGTGTGGCAGATCGAAACGGCGTCGGACATCGAACGCTTCGAGCTTGTCGATTTTGATTTCCAGTACAACGCGTTAGGTGACTGCGTGGGTGTCTACCCGGTGTATCGGCTGTTCGGTCGCAATGGCTGTTTCTTCACATACACGAGCCGGGCTTGGCAGTCGGGTGGCATCGAGATTCTGGGGTAGGACAGACGGTATCAACTACCAGATGTCCACATTCATTAAGGGGTAAAGATCATGGCGCAGACAAGCCGTCTCCCACAACGCAGCAGCAACACGACGGTATATCGTGATTCCACATCTATCATGGTCACGCTGCACAAGACCACGGTGTTCATCAAAAGCGCAAAACGCATCACGCTCAACACTGGCGGATGGTGCAGCGTGACCACGCAGACGCGGATCAATCAGGCATGCAACGAACTGGATATGCCGTTCTGTGTGACGCGATCCAAAGGACAGATGTATGTGTGCCCGCGAAACGATGCCATGGCGGCGCACTTCGAATTGCAAGGGCATCACGCGAACGCCAAAGGGCTGATCCCATTCACGCTTATCATTTTCGAGGTGCCGTAATGGCAACGACATTCGGTGAACTGCCGATAGGGTCTATCTTCTATGACCCGGCGACCGGCAAGCACTACACCAAGCAGTCCGAGCAGCACGCGACGCTTGCCGATGGTTCGAACGCAAAGTATGGGTTCCACTCACGTGAACAGGTGGTGGTATGACACGGCAAGAGGCAAAGGAGGCAATGCAATGAGCCAGTACCTAAGGGCAATCAAGGCCGTGTTCAAGCGCGCTGACACGCCGACTAACCGGATGTTTATCAGCAGGGTGGTAGGCGCACGTACCGTGGCGCCGTTCGACCGGGTGCAGGACTGTCGCCAAGGTGTGGCCAACATCACGCGCTCGATGAACGAGATGTATCGCAAGCGCGTCGGTGTGCACTACTTCATCGACCGTGGCGATGCACTGGCGTACGTGAAGCTGTGGAAGATAACCCGCTTTACCATCCGTGTGAATGACGGCCACGGTGTGAAGCTCACATGCAGAGAGTGGAGATAACCATGATTACCAAAGACCAAGCGATGCAGCTTAAGTACGGCGATGTGCTGCTCCATGCGACAGAAGTGAACCGCGACGGCACACCACTGCGCTGTCGTGTGACGGGCGCATGCAAGGTGTGGAAAACGAAGCCGGGGCATTTCCGTGTGCCAGTCAAACACGGACTGCGCACGTCGTTCTATATCAGCAGCGCTGGGTTTGCCGACAATTGCAGATTTCAATGCGCAAACAACATGTCGTGGAGCTTGCCTGAATTGTGGGAGATCGAGACGGCGCTGTGCATGCATGAGGTGAGCAAAGTGTTGTCGCCTGCCTAGACCGATAACGGCAAGCTGAGGAGAATAGAGGTTGTGGTAGAGAGCCCGTTGTAACCCAGCACCACATTCCGTGGGCTGGTAACTGGGACAGATGGTACTGACTACCAAACGTCCCACCTTGGAGATTTAAAAATGAACGCAGTTCGCAACAGCATCGGCGCAGTAGCTTTCGCAGTGGCATGTATCGCAGCATCGTTCTCCCCGCTGGCCAACGCACATGATGTCGCAAGCGGCGCACTGAATCTGGGTGGCACGTTCTCGACGGGCACGATCGTGAGCAACAGCGGCATCACGGGCAACACCGAGTCGACGGCAGTCTCGAACCTCGCGGGTACCGGCACATCGCAGTATCGTACGTCGGCACAAACGGGTGGCCAGACCATCATCGGCGGCACGATCGGATCGGCATCGACGGTGGGCAACGTGAACCAGTCGTCCTATGCCAACGTCAACACGACCGGCAGCATCTCGGGCAATGCACAACCGATGGACGGCGCGCTCACGGCCAATGGTGCAGGTTCGTATGCCGACACCAAGACGGCGGCTGTCGAAACCACGACGTTCAACGCAGTCGGCGCCAACCTGAATCTGGCTGGCTCGTTGCAACTGAAAGGCTTCTCGCCGTTCTAAAAGGGGACGACACCACAACCACACAGCAGGCCATGTAAAGACGCGTTGAGATACGCGTCTTTTCTTTTACTACCTTGGGGATTAATCATGAAGCGTTTCATTCTTGGCGTCGTGTTGGCGCTGGGTGTCATCGGCCACGCACAGGCCGACAGTACCAACCAAGTACAGACCGGCAGTCAGGCGGCCGTCAACGTGGCTGCATCTCCGCTCACGCAGGTGGTGAGCTATGGTGCTGACAAGGTGAAGACCAGCGAGCAGGCACCGAGCATTGGCTTCTCATCGTCGTTCTCACCTGACTCATGTGCATCGGGGGCAGGCGGTAGCGTCGGTACGTTTCCTGTCGGGCTTGGTATCAACGTGCCGTGGTCTCCCAACTATTGCATCGCGCTCCGTGTCTTCGAACGCTTGCAGCAGGCTGCGGCTGCAGACCAGCGGGTTATCGTTCGTGACAATGCGCGCGATGCATCCTACGCTGTGCTCGCCGAGATCAGCCCGACAATCCGGGGCATCCTGAGCGAGCATCATCTGCTGACCGGCAACGACGCAGTGCAGTCCGATGCATCGGGCACGGTGGGTCTTCAATCAGCATCGACACGCATCGACGATCCGAAGTATGCATCGACGTCAGTGTCGTCAACCACGCCGGGAGTGAAGTCAGGCAATTGACTACGGTCACATTTTCGCCAAGCCTTTTACACGTGAGACAATTGGTAGCTGATACCAATTGTCTTATTACTCAGGAGTTATCGTGGTACTTCCATACAGCATCATACACAGCAGCACAGGCGAGGTAATCGCTCAGTTCGCACGGCACGTAGACGCTACGTCGTACGTCACCGGCATGCGGTTTGGTTACGACGTGATCGACACACATCGCATCGCTGACTACCGCCGCAAGCTCAACTTGCTCAAGCATGATCGCGCCGTGGTGATCTTATGATCACCGTACAGGTTCCACGTACGCCGCAGCAGGTCGGTATTGAACCGGCGTGGATGGTTCGCAAGCGTAACCGTGCGCTGTCGGCATACCGAAGCGGGACTCGGGTGAATGTGAGCTTCCACATGGGCATGTGGTTGGTCCATGGTGTCTTTTGCGTAGGCAGAGGAGAGTCGGTCCGTGAAGCGTGCGCGGACTGGATTCGTAAAATGGGAGCGGTTCATGCGAAGCGATAACGATTTACTCCGGGCGTGTCCACCGAAAGTATCGGTGAGACGTTCTATGTTCATCGTGGTAGGCGGTGGGGTCGTGGCGATAGCACTAACGATGATGTTTGCTATCGCTTCAATCTCTCCGGTCTAACCATGTACATCTTGTACTTCGATCACGGCGGCAGCGTCATGCTGCACAACCAAGAGGATGAATCACTCATCCGTCTTGAGGCTGTCGGCCGTTGCGAGGAAGCCACTGTAGGCGGGACTGTGTTGGCAGGGGACGAAGATGGTTCGACCCTGTATGGCGTAGTCATGCCGTCTGTCGGCTTCGAATCCTACATGGCATTTACACCGAGGGCGAATGCGTCCTAAAGGCAGGGCATCATGAAGAACATTCCTCAAGCAACGCAAGAGGCGCGCAACGTTTATCACCGTCGCTATAACGGCAATAGCTGGGCCGATCAGATGTACTGGCCCATCATTAACGAGCCGTCGTATGGCAACCCCAAAGTCATGCTGTTCGAGACGGAACTGCAGCGCAAGACGACGGCCGTGATGGTCTCGTTGTGGCTGAAGATCATCGTCGATGGTGGCAGGCTGGCGTGGGAGGATTCGGGCAAGGTCGACATCCATGGGGTGAAGTGATGTCCGATATCAAGGAAGGATTCAAGTTCGCCGAGCTATCGGATCAAGCCAAACAGAACGCGCTCAACTGGATGGCGCAAGGTAACGTGCAGGACTGGGACCCGACTGATGAGATTGAACACTTCATCAACCTCATCAACGCGCTGGGCTTCTGGATAAGCTATCCAATATCCAAGAACTGGGCATGGTCGTTCGGTGGGCAGGACGACCACGTTCGTTTCGATGGTGGATGGAGAAAGAAGGATGTCAATCCGTTGGCCAGCCCCGATCTCAGTACCGATCTCAGTACCGACGACGCCACGATCCTCGGCATCTATGCCAAGCTGTTTAACTTTGGCTTGGCGTTCCCAGATAACTTGTCCGCGAACATAAACCTGAGTCAAGGCCGCACGACGACGGTTGAGTTTGTGGTGTTTAACTATGAGACGCCCAACGATGGTGGCACCGACGATCCGTTTGAGGAGCTTAACGAAGCGTTCGGGCACATCTATCATGAGCTATGTGACTGGCTGACCACGCAGCTTGCCGTCGACTTCGAATGGCAGTCGGACCCTGAGCGCTGCGAGGAAGACATACTCGCCAACGATTACACGTTCGATGAAGATGGGGTGGTGCAGTGAATACCTACACCGTCACCCTCGACTCGGTAATCAGCCATGGCATGTGCGTCACGTTCACCAACGTAAAGGCTCAGGACCATGAGTCTGCCTTTGTCGTGTGCCGTGACCACATGGCTACCCCTCACATGTGGATGCTTGGTGTATGCAAGGAGATATACCGATGAAGATCACAGCGTATTCTAACCACAACGTTGCGCCGTCAGTTAGTGCCGAGAGTGCACGTGAGTGCGAAGTCACCATCGTTCCGTGTGCTGCTGCGCTGACACACGCTGCGGTCGCACAGACTACGGTCACGATCGCCAAACTCACGCGTCGCAACGTATGGCTATACAACGACAACCGTGACGCTCCGAACTGGAACGCAGCCAGCGGCGTGAAGTTTGCGATCATCCACTCGTATAGCCCGACCAAGGCTGTGCGTGACGCCGAAGAATATCAGCGGCGGCAGATGGAGTACATCAAAGAAAGGCAGGATAGAGAGGTGGAAGCCTCAAGGAGAATGACCGAGCGCCAATGGCGCGACACCAAGGCAAGGACATTGGCCGTGGCGTACGGTGGAGGCAGGCCGTGGGCAGAGTTGATCCCGGATGAGTTAGAGCAGCACAGCCCCGCCGCAACGGAATCTGACGATACCCTCGAAGCATTCCTGCAGAAAAAGAGGGAGCCATGGAGGAAGTAAAATACATGACGCGGGGACAGTGGTTCCTGCTGCGGTTCCCGGTAAAAGTCAACCCGCACAATGGCGCCATGTCAGGTGCGCGCTACAGCAAATGCGCGAAGCCATTCCAGTGCGAGTGCCGTCCGCGCACGGCGATGGGCGCACTGCGCTGCACGACCATGATCAACAAAGGAGATGCGTATCTGAATACAGGGTTGATTACTGCCCAGATAAGAAGTAGGCAGGCACCGACCTTTGGCTTCCCGAAGTACATGCGAATCTGTGTCGGGTGTGCATCCCAGCCAATCACGGAGGCTGACCGCTGGGACGCGCATAGACTGATCGCGGCATATAAAGGACAATAGAAGTTGTGGTACAGGCACTTCACAACCCCAAGGACATTCGGTAGTGGGTACCGAATGTCTTAAACAACCGGCTCAACATTCATTAAGGATCATCATGTCGAACATCCGCAACACCACGCTGCTCTACAAACCTTCCCTGTCCATCTGGACGGCGCGCAAGAAAGACAAGAGCGAGTCTCAGAAAGTCAACGCGAACGCTGGTGCCAATGACGGCGCGGCGAACGTGAACAAGCAACTGCTTCCGGACTGCGCCGAACTGGACGCTATCGCCAAAGCTGCAACTGCCTTTCGCAACTGGGTGTATGACACCACGTCGCCATGGGATGATTCAGGCTGGCGCGTGGGCAGTGTGAAGGGCCACATGGACTTCATGTCTGCCGCAGGCGAGAAGATGCAGGCGATGGATGCACTGGTCGATGAATTCGTGAGCGCGTACCCGTCTGCCATGGCCAAGGCTCAGTTCCAACTCGGGTCGATGTTTGACTACACCGATTACCCGGTCGCCGAGGCAGTGCGCTCGAAGTATCGGTTCGCACTGGACTGCATGCCGCTGCCCAACGCAGACGATCTGCGGGTCGTGGAGGGCATCGAGCAGTCCGAGGTGGATAGGTTGGTCGCGGCTGCATCGAACAGCACTGAGGCCCGTATCGCTGCCGCCATGGCCGATGTTCTGGATCGTCTGTTTGGCGTGGTGCAGAAGTATGCATCGACGCTCACGCAGTATGGCAACAAGGAAATCCGCAAGTTCAACGACACGCTCAAGTCGAACCTCGAAGGGGTGATCGATGTGCTACCCGCGCTGAACCTGACGAACGATGTGCGGCTGACCATGTTGTGCGATAAGGCCAAGGACTTGCTGGTCTATGACTTGGCTGATCTGCGCAAGGACGAAGGTGTGCGTACGGCGGCTATCAACGATGCACAGGCCGTGCTCGACGCGTTCAACGATGCCACTGCCCCGGCGATCCCCAAGCCTGCAGCGGTAAAGACTACAATCACGGAGCCACACGATGAACCGGCGATAGTCGTTAAAGCCCCGCCGTCTGGCTTCGATCCGGCGTCGCTCGCAGGCATGTTCGGGGATGATGAATGACTCCGGTCGCGGCCAAGCAGGCGATCCTCTCGCTGCATGGCGCGGTGGCTGTGAAGCGCAATCGCGGCGACTGGATAATCATGGTGCCCTACGTATGGGGCTGCGTGTTGAGTACAAACATCTACGGCATAAACACAGCAGGCCGTGCATGGCGGCTGCGTGCGTATGCCGACCCAGATTCGGGCACCATGATTCTGCGTAAGCGAGACGTTAGTGAGGTACCGGACCATCTCATGAAAGGTTTGTGGGATGAGCAGATCACCTCGTTCATAAACAACACAAACGCGGGGAAATGGCTATGAACCATGCTGCCATACGTGCCATGCTGATGCTCATGGGCGCGCAGGTAGTGACCATGCCAGACGGCTACGCTATTGTAGCGCGGCACTCCGGGGGCGCCACGATGCAGGCGTGGGCCAGACCGCAGCTTGGTTGGCAGTGGAAGTATATCCACGACTACCAGTTCACAGTTTTTGATGATCGTACGGATTTGCACGACGTGACGATGATCCCTGACTCCATGCTGGAGACGATGGACATAAGTACGTTCGCGCAATTCATGGAAGCGGTGGCATGGCATCAAGGGCAATCGATACAAGCTGTAGACCTATCGCGGTACTCTAAGTAATATCAATCCTGTCGTATCGCAGTACAAACCCATTCATTTTATTGAGGTGTATCTATCATGGCAACGAAACTTAAAAACGTCGGTGAAGTTCTGGTTCGCAACTACATCGCAGGTGTCAACACGTTCATGTCGGGCAAGCCTGCTCTGGGCAAGACGACTGTGATCGAGGCGTTTTGCGACAAGATGAAAGCCCGGATGCCCGAGTTCGAATCGTGGAAGTTCTATGTGCCCACGATGTCACCGATGGATATCCAAGCATCCGCTCCGAACTACGAGACCGGCATGCTGACGCTCTATAACAATGCGGCGCTGCCCAATGCGTACATGACGCCGGATGCCAAAGGCGTGCTGTTCCTCGGCGAACTGCCCAACGCTGACCCGGCTACCGCCAAGCTGCTGCAGAAGTATGTCAACGGTGAAGACATGTCTGGCGTGCTGCGCAAGCCCGATGGTGTGATCGTGATCGCTGACGGCAATCGGCTCGAAGACAAGTCGTCGGTGCAGCAGCAAGGTCGCGCGTTCATGTCGCGCTTCGAGCAGATCGATGTGTACAGCGATGCCAATGACAACCTCGCGTATGCACTGGCGAACAACTGGCATCCGAACGTGACGACGTTCTTCAAGGATCACCCGTCACTCATCGACAACTACGATGAAGTATTCAGCACGGGTAACGCGGCAAGCACGACGCCGAACCAGAAGCTCGCGGCGGCCACCTCCGAGGAAGCCAAGCGGGGCATCTGGGCCAACATGCGTTCGTGGGAACGTGTGTCGAAGAAAGAGTTCGCGGCCGATACGCTGAGCACGACGACCAAAGCCAACGTCGTGACGCGCGACGAGTTGATCGGCAATCTCGGCATGGGCGTGGCGATGCAGTACGACGCACACAAGACGATCCTGTCGAAGCTGACATCGTATGACGACATCGTTAAGGACCCGTCCGGCGCCCCGCTGCCGACCAAGACGGACGAGATTTACATGATGGCGATGTTGCTTGCGATGAAAGCCAAGCCGGACATGTCCGACTTCAAGTCGATCCGTATCTACACGCAGCGCATGCCGCTGGAGTTCCAAGCCGTCGTGCTGCGTCAGATGTCATCGCGTGGCAAGCAGGGCTACAACCCGGCCAATGGTGACGGCTACATCCAGTGGATCGTGCAGCCGGAGTTGAACAGCCTGATCGTGGGCAAGTAAGCTCATCGCCACACCAGCGACAGGTGGTATCAAGTACCATCTGTCCCATTCATTAAGGAGTTGATATGGCACGCGTTTCTCACATCGCCGAAAAGGCAGCAGTAAAGCTCACCATCAAGTATGCGTTCTGGGCTGAGTTGTTCTACTCGATGGAGATCGTCGAGGTCGACAAGAATCACCCGTACTATGACCACGTGAAGACCGAGGCCACCGATGGCCGTCGCATGTGGATCAACGTTGATTTCTTCAGCAAACTGAAGGTCGACGATCAGGTGAACGAGTTGGTTCATGAACTGAGCCACAAGATGCTGATTCATCCGTCGCGTCGCGGGCATCGTGACCCGAAGATGTGGAACGTCGCATGTGACTATGCGATCAACGAGATGATGGTGGCGCAGGGCCACGTGCTGCAGCCTGACTGGCTTCGTGCGCCGCAGTACGCCGGATGGTTGGCTGAGAACATCTACACCGACCTGAAGAAACAGGAGCAGCCGCCCGCGATGCCCGAGCATCGTCAGGACATCGAGCAGCCCGAGGGCACGCCTGAAGAACAGGAGGCACAGGAGGCCGACATCCAAGCGACTGTCGACCGTGCGATCCAGAACGCCAAGGCACGCGGTGATCTGCCGCAGGGTATCGAGGACAACGTAGCGCTCTCGTACAAGGCAGTGGGCGAGCCTTGGTATAACCACTTGGCCCGGTACATGCAGGCGTTGCGCGATTCGCAGTATGACTGGCGCCGCCTGAATCGTCGGACACTACGGTCACACGGCACGTTTTCGCCGATGCACCAGAGCGAAGCGCTGGGTCCTGTGGTGATCTTCATGGACACGTCCGGCTCATGCTGGAACGCGCAGACGCAGTGCCAGTTCGCCTCTCACATCAACGCTATCATGAGCGACGCGAAGCCGGAGAGCATCAAGGTTGTGTACTTCGATGCTCAGTGTTATCCGGAAAAGATGCAGACGTTCGAGGCAGGCGAAGTGGACTTGACGCTCAAGCCTGTGGGTGGCGGCGGTACCCGGTTCCAGCCGATCTTCGACTGCATTGAAAAGGAAGACTTGAACCCCGAGTTGCTTATCGTCGTGACCGACATGGAGAACAGCGATGGTGCGCCTGACGAACCCCACTACCCTGTGGTATGGGCAGATGTGGCCGGGCACACGCCACCGAGCTTTGGTGAGTGGATCGTCCTTTCGGAGTGAGGTCATGGCGATGAGCGCAGAGAAAGCCCACTCCAAGGCGTTATCCACTGCAGAGGAGTTCGCCGCGTCGGCCGAGGGCCGGGAAATCATCATGCGATATGAAGTCACGCTTGCTCTGCAGGGGTGGCAGTTCTATGACATGACTGAATATGCGAACTACAGCACGTTGAATGATCCAGACGGTGGCCATGGGGCGCGTGTCTATGCGCTCGGTGGTGGCCCGGACAACGATCGGCTTGAGGTAGACCCGACAGGCAGCGTACTCAAACGATCACGCATGAATTACCAAATAGGTAAGGAGGTTCGTGCCGATCAGGTTCCAGTCTATTACCGTCTGTGGCTCATGAAAAAATGGGTGGACTTCTATGAGTGATATCGAAACGTCCGAGGACTGCTGGCCTAAGTCCTCCCTTGCACAGCGCAAGGATGCCGAGCGCAACATGATGACGGCCCACCTGATGCTCAATGGGTGGGAGGCACTTTACTTCTACCGTAACTTGACGGTCTGGGGCATGTACAACCCAGACACAAAGGAACTTGTTCAGGAGAACGCGAACACCAAGCATCCCATTCGTCGCGCCGATCTACTTGTGCTTAAAGGCGCCCTTTCCCACACCGGCCGCAAAATGGAATGGCCCGATATGCCGTTGCTGTCCTTGGCGAGACTGTGGAGGTATGCCACGACCGGGGACCCTCGGCCACACGACATAGGAGAGCGTTATGAGCCTGTTAAAAGACGTTGAGGGCATCGCCGCGCACTTCGCTATCCAAGGCTTCACGCCGTGCAAATTGCGCACGGGCAGCATGACGGTAAATGCGATAACGAACGGCAGGCAGACGTTCTATGTGAAGTGGAATAAAGTCCACATGGCCAGCGTCGTGATGGCGAATGGGCAGTCGCCCGCCTCACCTCTAGAGTGGTGGCAGATCAGCGACACGAACATGCGCAAACTTCTTCAGCACATCGACCCCTCTGCATGTGGAGGGTTCACAGGTGATTGATAGAGCCACCTGAGTTGAAGTTACATCAAGCCTACAATTTATTAAGGAGTCTCGAAAATGAAAAACGCAACCGAACTGGAACTGAAGCTGGAAAAGATTGAAGGTCTGCTGATCGCCGTACTCGAACGCGTCAAGCGCACCGAGTCACGTGTCGTGCAGATCGCGCATTACCACAACATCAACGTGGGCACGCGCAGCGAATCGGACGAAGGGAAGACGCCCACTCGGAACGTGTAGCTGGGAAGATATATCCACACGAATGCTCGCAGCTACCATGCGGGCAGACTTACATCCGGAAATCGTACCGGGTTCACAATCTTTACGTTGAAGGACTACGGTCACGAGCGTATAGTTGCATTCACCCCACAAGGAACAACCATGGACTCAACCAAACCAAACGGCGACGATCCCTCCGTCGTGCCCACCGAAATCAAGAAACTGCTCGACTGCCTGCCGGGCATGACGGGTGCCATCGACCAAGCGTTCCAAGCCGAGACCGGCCAGCCGTGGCCGTTCGTGCTGCTGGTCTTCAGCGGCGACAAGGCGCTGCACGTGACGAACTTCGAACCCGCAGAAGCCATGCGCCTGATCAAACACTTCGCCGAGGCGCTGAAATGAAACTCGCCGAATACGTCGAACAGACCTACGACGCGACAGGTGGTAGTGACTACCATTGGTCTAACATCATGGCATTCGAGATCGGTGACGTGTACGTGTGCCATATGTACGATGGTTCGCGTATCAGCTTCGATGATCTGGACGTGTTGCTCAACATCATCCACAGCGAGTTCGAGGCCGCAGGCGATGACTTCGTGCCGCTGCTGCAGTATGACCCGAGCACGCGGCTCACCGATAAGGACTACGCTCGGCGGTTTCGCAAGGATGTGGCGAAGGTGCAGGACAAGGCAATCCCCGCTGACCAGCTTCAGCCGCGCGCTGCCCCGCTCGTTCAGTCGAACAACGTCTCGATGCTGGTGCTGCCAGCCATCGTATCGCCCGGGCTTGCCATGCCGCCGCTGTCTTACTTCATGGACCAGATACGCGTGGCTGTAACGCAGTACACGTTGTCGGGATCGTGGACTGCACAACTGGGGAATAACCTGTAATGGACCTGATCGGCTATGATTTTGAAACGAAATATGGAAGCGACTACACCTTGTCGAAACTCACGACGGAGGCATACGTCCGTGACCCAAGGTTCGAGTCGATCCTCCTCTCCATCAAGATCAACGCGGAACCCACCTACTGGGTTCCGCGCGACGACATACCGAGGGCATTGAAAGATGTCAAGCCTGCTACCCGCGCTGCATACGCTCACCATGCTCACTTCGACGGACTCATTCTCGCGCACCACTACGGAGTGTTCCCCAAGTTCTGGTTCGATACCCTCGGCATGGCGCGCGCTCTGCACGGAGCGAACGGGCGCTTGGCTCTGGCCAAACTCGCTGAGCGCTATGGCATCGGGCAGAAGGGCACCGAGGTAATCAACGCGAAGGACAAGGCATACGCCGACTTCACCCCGCAGCAACTTACCAAGTACGGCGAATACTCATGCAACGATACGGACCTTGCCTATGAGCTTATGCGGCGCATGGTGCCGCAGTTCCAGAAGTCGGAGCATGAGATTCATGACCAGATCATCCGCATGTTCACCGAACCCGTATTCGAGATGGACAGCGTGCTGCTCAAGAAATACGCCGACTGGCTCAATTCCGAGAAGACATCCCTGCTGCTCTCGGCAGGCGTGCAGGTGGATGAGGTGATGTCCAACGAGAAGTTCGCGCAGTGCTTGATGAACCTCGGCATCAACCCGCCACGAAAAATATCCAAGACCACAGGCAAACTCACATGGGCTTTCGCAAAGACGGATGTTGGCATCCAGACCCTTCAGGAACATCCGGACGAAGCAGTTCAGGTGTTGGTGGAGGCCCGGCTGAAGAACAAAACTACGATCGCCGAGAAGGGTGCTATGCGCCTTATGGACATGGCGGCGCGCGGTGCCGCAACTGTCTACTTAAAATACGCTGGGGCATCTGGCACTCACCGGCTCTCTGGCGGTGACAAATTCAACTGGCAGTCGATGAAGCGGGGGAGCGATTTACGAAATGCGACAAAAGCTCCATCTGGCTATGCATGCGTTGTGGTCGATTCATCGACTATCGAGGCCCGCTTGCTGGACTGGATTTCTGGCCAAGATGACATGGTGGAAGTTTATCGGAAGCAGGACAACAAGACCGGCCCCGATATGTATTGCTTCATCGCCGAGAAGATTTACTCAATGCCGGTCGTCAAGAACCGAAGCCCCGACGACAATGACAAACGCCAGATGGGCAAGCGTACGAAGCTCGGGCTTGGGTTCGGCATGGGTGAAGGGCAGTTCGGCATCTCGGTGCGGCGCGAGGCCAAGGACAAGGACGGCAAACCCCTTGTACTTTCGCCGGAGTTCTGCAAGAACGTCGTGCACAACGTGTACAGAAAGTCGCACCCACAAGTGGTGAAGCTGTGGAGAAAGGGCGAGCAGATTCTCAAGGTCATCGCCAACGGTGACGTGGGTGTGCCGCTCGATCATCGGGGCATCGTGAAGACGTGCGCCGATGGACTGATCATGCCCAACGGACTTAAAATTCTCTATCCGGACCTGAAGTGGGAACCGGAACTCGATGCAGACGGCAACCCCGTCAAGGATCAGTGGGGCAAGCCGCGCGGCGAGTGGTCGTTCTGGAACGGCAAGATGCGTGAACGGCTCTATGGTCCGAAGGTTATCGAGAACATCATCCAGTGCTTGGCTCGTATCATCGTATTCAGCCAATGCTTAGGAGCAGTGAAGGAATTAAAGGCAGAGGGCACCCCGTGCAAGTGGGCACACTCCGTGCATGATGAAGGCGTATTCGTTACCCCCATGTGGTACGCCGGACGTGTGCAGGAGGTAGCCGAGAGATGGTTCCGGACCCCGCTGGACTGGTGCCAAAGCCTCCCGCTCAATTGCGAGTCGGGAGTACATCAACGGTATGGGAAGGCGAAGTCGTGATGGAACCCAAACCATTGTTAAACGAGTCAACTGGAAACACATAGCATGAGCACCCAACTCCCCGCCGCAGCAGATATACTTGCACTCACCGAAAAGGCATACAAACTGGCAAAGCAGCATGTCGCTGACGGGAAAGAAGTTTCCAAGGAAGACTTGGCTACTGTCAATCGCGTACGCACCCTGCTGGCCAAACGTAAGTCCTCGGACCAAACGTAGCACCAACTAGGAGAATCACCATGGATGTCACGACCCTGTATGTGAAGAATGAAGACGGCTCGATCAAGTACGGCGACAACGGCAAGCCGGTCCTGACCGACGAAGCCAAGGCCATGTATCAGGTGGATGAGAACGGCGGGCTGGTTGTGGACGCTGAAGACAATCCCCTGCCGCTGGCCGCCGCAGACGCCTCACCTGCCGTTGCGCAGTCGCCCGCCTCCACCGTTGCCGAGCAGGCCGACCCGGCCGCTGTAGCCGCCCAGAATCAAGCCGACGCGGATGCTCTGTCCGATGCCAAGGCTACGCAGGCTAACAAGGCAGTCGGCGCGGGCTTCGACCAGTCGCTCGCAAGCGATCAACTCGATGCACAAGGCAATGGCCAACCGGGTGACGCAGGCGTGACCGGCGCACACTCCACGACCGGCGATGGCCTGAACGAAGCTGGTCTGGGTGAGCCGCTGCCGAGCAAGGTGGCGGGCGTGACGCTGGGTGTGGATGGTTACAGCCCGGTCAACGCAGCATCGGGCGTGGCCCAAGGCAAGGTGACGCCGCAGCAGATGGCGGATGCCAACGCGCAGATCGGCGGCACGGGCGGCACGGTTCTGAAAGCCAACGACTCGCAAGCCGAGAGCGCACACGGCGTTCTGTCGGAGATCGAAGCCATGGCAAGTCACTTCGGTGGCGAAGTCATGAACGAAATCCGCAACCTCGCGGCCAAGGCCAAGGCGTTCATCGACGACGGCAAAGCCAAGGTCGAAGCCGACGAAGCCGTGGCGAAGGAAGACGAGCAAGCGCTGACCGATAGCAAGTCGGCACTGTAAGTCGAGCAACTGGTATAGAGCACAGGCTGCTACGGTGGCCTGTCATCCCCCACTCCCGAGAGAGATCGAGCATGGCCAAGAAAAAGTTTTTCCTGAAGTCCACCAAGGTGAGCGGGCTTCGTTTTGACATCGTGTCTCTGGACAAAGAGAAGATGCGCGCCACGCTTCTCGGCAACACCGGCGCCCCGTTCGAGCAGTCGATCAGCGAGGAGAACCTTAAAAAGTTTGGCTTCGAGGTGATGTCGGAAAATGTCGAACCTGTTCATAGTGAGCAAGACTAAAAAGCACGCGTTTGAAGTAGTTTCGTTTGAAGAACCGAGTTATGCTGTACTCCGTGGTCGATCTGGAAACTTCCATTTCGACCCGTTCTTCTATATCAAAACACTTAAGCGTTTCTATTCAATCAACACCAAACCGCCGCCATGGTGGGGGGAGCAAGAGGATGCCGAGTAGCGACGGATACAAGCGAGACTATGATCAGGAGAAGAAAACTTCTGATGCTCGCGGCGAAAAGCCCAAGCGTGCTGCGCGCAACCGGGCGCGGACCATCATGATGAACAAGGGCATGGTGAAAAAAGGCGACAATCTTGATGTCGACCACAAGAAAGGTGTCGCGGCAGGCAACGGCGAATCGAACCTGCGGGCGATGCCTGCATCGAAGAACCGCTCGTATGCCCGGGACAAGAACGCGGGGAAAAAATGATCGAGATCGCCCCCACCGATTTATGGCTCGCGTTCTGGGCATGCATGTGGTCAGGCTTGATAACCATGCAACTGTTTAACAAAGACAAACCCAAGCGGGGGCGCCGTGGCTAAACCCCTCGCTTGGAGTCACAGCAGCATCGCAGGGTTCGAGACGTGCCCACGGCAGTACCAAGAGATCAAGGTACTCAAGCACTTCCAAGACCAGAAGAACCCCGCTTCCATATGGGGGGATCAGGTTCACATAGCCATGGAGAAATACCTAGGCAGTGATACCCCGATGCCTGCCAACATGGTGCAGTACAACGCCTACCTAGAGCAGTTCAAGCCCACGGAAGATGAGGTACTGCTGGTCGAACAGAAGTACGCATTGAACAAGGACTTGAAGCCATGCGACTTTTTCGCAAAGGATTGTTTCGGGCGTGGCATTATCGACGTATTGCGGCTCAACTACGGTCAGCGTTTGGCCAAAGTGGACGATCACAAGACGGGAAAGAACCGCAAGAAAGACATGCAGCAGTTGATCATCTTTGCACTGATGACGTTCTATCATCACCCGGAGATCGACACCTGCGATTGCACGTTTCACTGGCTCCAGCTTGGGGCCACCGATTCAGAAACGTTTTACCGGCACCAGATACCGGCGCTGTGGGAGACGCTGCTGCCCAAGCTAGATCGGTACATGCGAGCGTTCCACCTCGGAGTGTTCCCGGCCAAGCCGAGCGGCTTGTGCAAAAACCACTGCGCTGTGAAGACTTGCGAATACTGGGGGAGCGGTCGGAGATAAAGGATCACCTGTGGGCGTACAGAGCGGTAGGCAAGCTGTACCGCGCCATGGCTCAGGACTTCGATGAGAACGGCTGGAGAGACTTATGAGTACGCCCGAGTCGAAGGTCAAGATGCAGGGCATCAAGATGATGCGCCGGTATCAGAACGTGTATTACCACATGCCTGTAATGAACGGCATGGGTGCTCCAACGCTGGACTTCATCATCACCTGCAACGGCTACGCGCTGGCTGTTGAGACCAAGGCGCCGGGCAAGAAAGCTACGCCCCGGCAACTGGTCACGATAGCCGCGATGGAAGCTGCTGGTACATGGTGTTTCGTAGTTGACTCCTCGCAGGGCTGGGATGCTGTCGAGGCCACAATGTGTTTGCTTGGTGCCATACCCCACGATGAAACCAAAACTCAGACTGCTCATAACGGGCGGAAGAAAGTATCTGGACTACTTCAACGTCCAGAGATCGATACGGAAGGTGGCAGCGAAGTTTGATGTGACCATCATCCACGGCGACTGCCCGACCGGCGCTGACCACTGGGCGCGTGTCTACTGCGAGATCACCGGCACGCCGCAGGAGCGATACCCCGCGAAGTGGACGACGCAGGGCGACATGGCAGGCTTCACGCGCAACACCGAGATGGCCAACCTCGATCCACCGGCCGACTTGTGCTTGGCATTCCCGGGCGGCCCGGGCACTGCCGACATGGTAGCCAAGGCATCGGCTAAAGGCATCGTGATCAAACTGATTAAGGCAAGAGAAGATGATCGTACACAAAGCGTCCAAGAGCCTCATCCTGAAACTTCGGCCCGAGAAACTGAACACGCTCAGGCAGATTCTCCCGGGGCATAGCAAGCTGGTGGACTACGAGGGGCACAACGTCGCAGTGCCGCATAACCTCAAGGTGACGAAGATACTCAGGAACATGGGCATCAAGGCACCGTCCCCCATTCGCTATTACTATGACTTCCCGCGCCCGGCGCGGTTCAAGGATGTGTTCGATCACCAGATCGAGACCGCCGAGTTCTGCACGGTGCACAGCCGCCTGTTCGTGTTGAACGAGATGGGCACATCCAAGACGGCATCGGCGTGCTGGGCAGCGGACTATCTGATGGCAACCAAAGTCATCAAGAAAGTGTTGATCGTGTCGCCGCTGTCCACGCTTGAGATGGTGTGGCAGACCGAACTGTTTGACGTGTGCATGCATCGCACGGCGGTCGTGCTGCACGGCACAGCGGATCAGCGCAAGACGAAGCTCGCGGCTGATTGCGACTTCTACATCATCAACCCGGACGGCCTGAAGATCATCGCGGCCGACTTGGCCAAGCGCAAGGATATCGATCTCATCATCGTGGATGAAGCGGCCGACTACCGCAACGCGCAGACCGGCCGGTATGAAGTGCTGGAGAAAGCTGCCAAGAATCGGCGGCTGTGGCTTCTCACCGGGGCGCCGTGCCCGAACGCACCGACCGATGCTTGGGCGCTCGCCAAGCTGGTCGACAAGAGCCGGGTGCCGGAGTATTTCACCTCGTTCAAACGTCTCACCATGGCGCAGATATCTACATACAAGTGGGTACCCAAGCCCGGCTCACATGCCATCGCGTATCAGGCCATGCAGCCCGCCATACGATTCAAGAAAGCCGACTGTCTCACGCTGCCCCCTGTCACGTTCACCTCGCGCGCCTGCACGATGAGCAAGGAACAGGACGAGATGTATCAGGAGATGAAGAACCACCTTGTGGCTGAGGCTAAGTCCGGCGCTGTCCTGAGCGCGGCCAACGCAGCCGACAAGATCAGCAAGCTGCGCCAGATCATGTGTGGCGCGATCAAGGTGGGAGACGGCGACGATTACGAGGTGATCCCGCACGAACCGCGCTTCAAGGTGCTGACCGAATCCATCAAGCAAGCGAGCGCCAAGGTGCTCATCATCGTGCCATTCAAGGGCATCGCTCGCGTGCTGCAGGAGGAGTTGGACGAATGGCACAACGCAAATGGAGACGGGCAGTACAGCAAGCTGGTGAACGGCGACGTGTCGCTCAACGATCGTTCGAGGATTTTTCAGGACTTCCGCGACGACCCAAACCTGAACGAGTTGGTGTGTCACCCCAAGGTGATGAGCCACGGGCTGACGCTCACGCAAGCGGACATGGTGATCTTTTACGCTCCGATCTACAGCAACGATCAGAGCATGCAGGTGATGGACCGTATCAATCGCCCCGGGCAGACGAAGAAAATGACGATCCTCAAGATCGTGATGAACTCGCTTGAGCAAGGCGTGTATGCGATGGTGGAAGGTAAGCGGGACGGGCTACTCGATATCTTGTCCCTGTATAAAAATGAATTAGGTATCAACACATAGACTGATCGTGTAACTATCCCTATAATAGTTACATCGACTCAACGAACGGAGAAACAACATGGCGGTCATGACTCAGGAGGCTCTGGATCAGTTCATAGCCAAAATCGCAGCGATGCCCACGGACAAGAAAGTCAAGCTGTACGTGAAAGCACGCGAAGCCAAGGCGGCTCTGGCCCGGCAGTTCGCGCTGGAGGAAGCACAGTTTAAAGTCATCATGGAGACCGCCGAAAACTTCATGCTGCAGGACGCGGACAAGGCAGGCGTTACAGGGTTCAAGACGGAGTACGGCACGACGTACACCGCCGAGACCGCGAAGATCACCATCGCGGACGAACAGCAGTTCTATGACTTCGTGCTGCAGGCCAAGGACCTGAACTTTTTCGAAAAGCGTGTGAGCAGCAAGCACGTGGAAGAGTTCATGAAAAACAACCCATCCGTAGGCTCACCCCCGGGACTCTCCCTGTTCCGAGAACGCCAGATGCGGGTACGCAAAGCGAGCGAGAAATGACACACGCACAACCCCCCGAGCACGCAGTAGAAATCATGGTTGATCTGGAAACGATGGGCACCGATCCGTACAGCCCGGTGATTGCCATCGGCGCGGTGCGGTTCCACCTCGGCCAGACGAAATCGTACGAGCCGTTCTATCAGGCGATCACCCTCGAATCAGCCATGGCAGTCGGCCTGCGCCCCAGCGCCCAGACGATCACGTGGTGGATGGCGCAGAGCGAGCAGGCCCGCACGCTGTTCAAGACCGAAGACGCAGTGGCCCTGCCGCTCGCGCTCGACGCGTTCACCGACTGGCTCAACAGCCGCCCGGACAATCTCTGGGGCAACAGCGCGGCGTTCGACCTTGGGCTTCTGAAGGACGCTTACAAGGCGTGCGGCAAGGAAGTTCCGTGGCAGTTCTACCGCGAGCGCTGCTACCGCACGCTTAAGGGTTTGCCCGGCATGCAGCAGTACAAGCTCAAGCGTGTCGGCACACACCACAACGCCTTGGACGACGCGATCAGCCAAGCTGTGCACTGCCGCGACATGCTCCAGTCCATGGAGAAACGTGCACCACAGACGGCCGCAGTGCAGATGGGCAGCAACTTCGATGAACCGTTCGCCAAGGCTGGCATCGGCACCGACCCGCTGCAGACGTAGTTCGGCGGCGAGTAATTTATACCGCTTGTTCCTTTAGTTACACTGAGAGTAGAATCCTTTCCTCACCCCCACATATCACAGGTACCCCATGTCCGAAATCATCCCGTTCGCTCAAGCAGAACTCCCGGCCCACTTGGCCAACGTATTCGGCGCAGGCAACATCGCTCCGAAGCTCACCACCAACCAGTTGTCGTACAAAGGAAAGACGTGGCGCCGTGTGGTGGATGGCGAGGAAGTCAAGCTGACCAAGAAAAACGACGATGGCGATGTCGTACCGGTCAACATCGTGAACCTCGTGGTGCTGGATCACAACAAGCGCCGCAGCCGCAGCTTCTACGAGGGCGAGTATGTGGATGGCGAGAACAAAGCGCCGGTCTGCTCCTCGATCGATGGCGTGAAGCCCGATGCCGGTGTGGCCAAGCCCCAGTGCGCGACGTGCGCGGCCTGCCCGAACTCGGTGAAGGGTTCCAAGACGACGGCCAATGGCAAGGCCACCACGGCATGCGCACCGAACAAGCGCGTCGCAGTGGTCCCGTCCGGCGTGACCTCGATCACTGAGCACCCGGTTCTCCTGCTGAAGCTGGCTCAGACTTCCGTCTGGGACAAGGACAACAAGGAAAACGAAGCCAAGGGCTGGTATGCATGGGACCAGTACATCGACATGCTGCGCGCTCGCGGCGCCAACCACTCGGCGGCTGTCGAGACCCGGGTCAAGTTCGACATCGATCTGGCCTACCCGAAACTGCTGTTCAGCGCAAGCCGCTGGTTGACGCCGGAGGAAGCGCTCGCTGCCAAGGCGCGTATCGACAGCGCGGCCGAAGAGATCAGCAAGGTGGTCAACGGCAACCCGGCAGGAGACGGCGTAGAGGGCGCTCCTGCCCCTGCCGAGCGCGACCCTGAAGCTGGGGCAGGGCTGGGCACGCAGGCCGGTGTGCAGGCCGCAGGCGACGATGACGACGGTGTAGCTGCCGCTGCAGCAGCCGCAGCGGCCAAGGCGAAGAAAGCCAAGGCAGCAGAAGCCGCAGCCGCCAAGGCCGCAGAAGTGGAAGCCGCCCGCGTCGCCAAGGAAAAAGCCGACAAGAAAGCCGCTCTGCTCGCGCAGATGGCCGCCCTCGAAGCTGGCGACGATGAACCGGCCGCTCCCCCGGCCAAGCCTGCTGTCGAGAAAGTCGTTGCCGAGGAAGTGGATACGCCGGTCGTGAAGAAAGCCAAGGCCGAACCGGCAACCGTCGTAGAGGCAGGTGACGCTGCCCCCGCTGGCCTGTCTGCCCTGATGGCAGGCTGGGACGACGAGTAACGCGTACCAAGACGGGTCCGGCTATTTCCCGTCTAGTACCCCGCGCGGGTGTCCACAGCAATGTGCCGCGCGGGCCTTTACCCCACACACGGAGTTACCATGGGACGAGTTATCACCCCAGCCCGCCGCGCCGAAATCACGGCCGCCCGTCTCGCAGACCCCGAAGCAATCGGCCCGATCCTCGGTGAACTGGTTATCGAGGGCAACATCCCGGTAGAAGGTGTTGCCCAGCTTTTGCAAGTGTCTGAACCCACGGTGTACCGCTGGATGTATGGCCACGCCGCCCCACGCGACGCGTTGATCACCGCACGCCTGAAGAAATTCCTCACCATCTTGCGCAAGTCCAAGCGTGCAAAAGATACCCCGCTGACGGGGAACATGGCCTCCCGCATGACCGATCTCGCTTCCCTGATCATCAAGCACAAGCCGCCCGTCTCTTCGTAACCCGTAGCACTGCATCACCAGTTCAGTCGCTACTTGGGGCCAGAGAATGAATACGAGAGATTTCCTTGCAACACTGCTGCCGGACAGCGGCCACATCTTCACGGCCACGATCCTGCCGGGCGGCAAAGGCTTTTTGAATACCGCGCACACATCGCTCGATACCGCAGTGATGGACCTGACGGCACTCACGTTCAACCATCAAGCGGCTTACTTCGCTCTGGCCACCTATAAGGACGCCAAGGTATGGGACCCGACGTGGGTCAATGCCAAGGGTGAAAAGGCAGGCAAGTGGCGCGCACGAACGCAGGCGAATGCCCACCTGCTCAAGTCGTTCTTCCTCGATCTGGATGTCGACCCGGTAGACCCGAAAAAGTTTGGCTCGAAGCTCGATGCCATGACCGAGTTCGAGGCGTTCCGCACTAAGGTCGGACTGCCCCAGCCGATGATCGTGGACTCGGGCGGCGGGTACCACATCTACTGGCCGCTCGAACAGGCGGTGCTCACCACCGAGTGGAAGCCGGTCGCTGAGTTGTTCAAGAACATCTGTCTGA